CCACGGCGCATTCGCACGCCCGCCACCGCGTCACCGTGGCCGCTGGCCGCAGCGTGGTCCATCAGGTCCAGCTCGGCACCAAGCTCAATGCCGACGGCAAAGAGGTGCCGCACATCGTGCATAAGACGGCTGGGCCTGGGGAGACGATCGAGGTCTCGCCCGAGGACGCCGTGCTGCTGGCCGCCAATGGCTCGCTGCATCTCACCCCCGCCGCAGCCGCCGCGGCGGCACCTCCGGCAACGCCCACCAGCGTCCCGACCACCACGATCAACGGCGACGACGGCTCAATCATCCGGCCCGGTTGATGGCGATCGATTGGAACCTGGTCATCGGCCCCTGCATGGCCGTGTTTGGCGAGCCGGTCACGTACTTTGCCAAGACCGCCAGCTTCGCGATCACCGGCGTGTTCGACGAGGCCTATATCGAGCTGACGCCGCTCGGCGCCGGCGAGATGGAAGAACGCTACGATCTCTCGCTTGGCTCGCCGTCGCATATCACCGCCGAAATGCCCGTGCTCGGCGTGCAGCTGACGCAGTTCCCGCCGACCGCCCAACCGATGCAGACCGACACCCTCCAGGTGCGCGGCGCAACCTATGTCGTGCGCGAGGTGCGCCTCGATGGCCATGGCGCCGCCAAGCTCATGCTCAACATGGTGCAGACGCCGCTGATCCCTGTGGTGGTCTGAGTGCTGGTCGACGGCCTCTCGCGCAGAGAGCTACATCGCCGGGCCGTCCTGGCGCTCAGGGACGCCAACACCATCGCCCAACATCGGGTGTTCGACTTCGCCGACTGGCCGACCACCCCGGCGCTGTTCCCGATGCTGCTGGTCTCGGCGCAGAAGGAACGTAAGGTCGCGATCTTTCCCGGCCAGCTCCAGTTCAACACGACCATGACCCTGGTCGTGGTCGGCCGCTTGGTGGGCAATCTGCCCGATCCGCTCGGCGACCTGCTGGAAGTGCTCTCCGAGCAGATCGAGAACACGATCCTGTTGCATCCCTTTCTGCAGCCGTCGATCCAGGAATACCGCGTCGTCGAGTGCGAAAACACGGTGCGCGCCGACGGCAAGCAGCACATTGGCGAGGCCAGCGCGATCTTCGAAGTTGTGGTGTTCCAGGACTATGGCGTCCGTGGCGTGCCGCTGGCCGACATCGCCGCCACCGGCACGATCGTCGGTGGCACCGGCACGCCGGAGCCCATCATCGACGTGACGCTCCTGCCGGTCGTCCCGACCATCCCCTAACCGCGAGGTAATCCGATGTTCGTCAAGCCCGCCGCGGGTCTTCGCGTGCTGGATCCCATCAGCCAACGGCCGCTGCCGCCAGACGGCGCCGAGGTCCCGGACAATTTCTTCTGGGACCGGCGGCTGCAGCAAGGCGATGTCGTCGAGGCCAGCCCGACCGCGCCAGCGGCCACGACCGAATTCGTCGCGATCGATGTGGACCTCAGCAAGCGGCGGCAACCGCCAGGCGCCGCAGGCGCGTCCCCGCCACCTGAGCCTGTCCAAGCCAAGGAGTAAGCCATGTCGGGCACCATCGACTTCAAGTATTTCCCAGCATCGACTTGGCTCGTCCCGGGCTTTTACGGCGAGTTCTCCTCGAAGCAGGCCAACACCGCGCTGCCGGTGCAGCGGGCGCTGATCGTCGGCCAGATCCTGTCGAGCGGCAACGCGACACCCAACGTGCCGATCCTGGCCTACTCCAATGCCCAGGTGGCGCTGGCGTGCGGCGCCAACTCGATGCTGGCGCAGATGTATCAAGCCTATCGCGCCCAGGATGCGTTCGGCGAATGCTGGATCCTGCCGCTTTCGGACAATTCCGGCGGCACCGCAGCGAGCGGCGCCCTGACCATCACCGGCCCGGCCACCGCCGCCGGCACGCTCGCGCTCTACATCGCCGGCATCCTGGTGCCGGTCGCGGTCAGCAGTGGTGACACCGCAACCGTCATCGCCGGCAACATCGTCGCCCAGATGGCGCTGATCGCCAACCTACCCTGCACCGCCACTTCGGCGGCCGGCGTGGTCACCCTGACGGCGCTGCACAAGGGCGCGGCGCAGAGCGACATCGATGTGCGGGTCAACTATCGCGGGCAACTCGGCAACGAGGCGCTCCCGGCGGGGGTCGCCGTCACGCTGCCCAATCCGGTCACCGGCACGAGCGCCGGCACGCTCTCCGGTGGCGCCACCAACCCGACGCTGACCACGGCCTTCGCCAACCTCGGCATCCGCACCTTCGATTTCATCGCCATGCCCTACACGGATACGGCCAGCATGGCCGCGGTGGCGGCGCTGCTGTCCGATCAGTCGGGTCGGTGGAGCGCCATCGAAGCGCTCTATGGCCATGCGTTCTATGCCTATCGCGGCACCGTGTCGGCGCGGAACACCTTTGGCGCGACGTTAAACAACCAGCACGAAACCATGCTGGGCTACTTCGACAGCCCGACACCGGCCTGGCTCGAGGCGGCGGACTGGGCCGGCGCGCACGCCGCGATCCTGCGCACCAACCCGGCCCTCGGCGTCGTGGGCCAGCCGCTCAACATGCTGGCGCCGCCGATCGCCAACCAGGACACCGCAGCGGAGATGAACGTCCTGCTGAGCGATGGGATGAGCACCTTCACGGTCGACGGCGCGGGCCAGTGCCGCATCGGCCGCTCGATCACGACCTATATAACCAACGCCGCGGGCCAGCCCGACAATAGTTACATCAACACCAACCTGCTCTTCCAGGCGATGTATGTGGTGCGTTACATCGCCTCGCAGATCCTGAGCCAGTATCAGAACAAGATCCTGGTCAGTGATGGCGCGGCGATCGCGGCGGGCTCGCCGGCGACCACGCCGTCGCTGGTCTTCCAGGCGGTGTGCGGCATCTATGCCTACCTGGCCTCGCAGTTCGTCGTGCAAAACCCGCAGATCTTCGCGCAAAACGGCTACGCGCAGAAGGGACAGAAGGGGCAGGTTCTGCTGTTCCTGCCGATCGATTTCAGCGACCAGGTCATCCAGATCGCGGCGCTGGTCGCCTTCCAGCAGTCCACCTAAACGTAGGGGCCATCCATGAGCGGCAGCGTTAGCACCCTCAACCCGAGCACGCCGGTCAACCGGCGTCTCGCCGGCATCACCGTCGCCTCGGTGAACGGCGTCGTCTACAACGTCACCGAGTTCTCCTGGTCGCCGGGTATCTACAAGCGTGAGTCGCTGACCAGCTTCTCCGGGGTCGATGGCTACAGCGAGCTATACCGACCACCCTACGTCGCCGGGAAGTTCCGTGATGCGAAGTCGGTCAGCGTGAACTCCTTCAATGCCATGACCAACGCGACGGTGGTGTTCCAGCTGGCGAACGGCAAGTCCATCGTCGGCCACGGCCTCTGGAACACCGGAGAAACCGACGTGGCTGGCGTCGATGCAACCTTCGACTTCAAGTTCGAGGGTATCCCAGGATCGGTACAGGAGCAGGGCATTGGCTGATGATACGGATTGGATCCCGCCGCCGGAGCCGGTGACCTGGACGATCCGGCCGGTATCGCATGGTGGCACGGCCTATAAGACCGTCACCCTGCGGGCGCCGACCTCGGAAGACATCCTGAAGGCCTCGGCGAACAGCCGTGAAACCGGGCTGGCCCAGGCGCTCAGGCTGATCTCGGCGATCAGCGAGGAAGCTATCCCGTTCGAAGTATTGCTGAAGATTCCCAGCTGGCAGATCGAGCAGATGACGGGTTACTTCGAGAGCTTCTCAGGGGCACCGCTACCCGACCCTTTGCGGTTCCGCGCCGAAAGCGCCGCCCTGTCGGCGGATGGATCGTTCCTCGCTGCCTGACGACGGATGTTGCACTGCTGATTGCGCTGCTGAAGTCCGATCGGCTGCTGGTGGTCGTCGCCGCGGTCGCTCGTTTCTACGGCGAGCCAGTTAGCTGGGGTCTCCGGCTGCCGCTACCAGAGCTGCTGAGCTGGCGCCGGCTGATGCCCGCGGTGCGCGACTTCGACCCGATGGCCAGCGCCGTGTGGCTCCGCAAACCGCCCGGAGGAGAATGAGATGTCCGGAACGGCAGCGGTAAGCGGCATCAAGGTTCCGATCTTCGCCGTCGATAATGCGACGGCGGTGATCAACCGGGTCAGCCGCAACCTTCAGGGCATGGCGCAGCCGACGCTGCGGCTGACCAACTCGCTCAAGCGGATGACCGAGCCGTTCGGCGTGCAGCGGCTTGGCGAAGGCATGCGCTCCCTGGGCAGCAAGGTCCTCGGCACCGCCAGGCACATTGAACGCATTGTCCCGGCGATGGCCGCGATAACCGGCGCGACCAGCCTTGCCGGGATCGCCGCCCTGGAAAACCGCTTCGCCAACCTTGGGCAATCGGTCGCCAACACCGCCCGCCGCCTGGGCATTGGCACCGATGCGCTCACGAGCCTGCAAGGGGCCGGGCGATTGGCTGGTATCGGCGCCGACGAGGTGACGACCGGCCTCGCCAACCTCGATGAAAAGTTGCGTGGCGCGGTGTTTCGCGGCGACCCGGTCATCCAAACCTTCAACCAGCTCGCCGTCAGCGTCGGCCAGATCGGGCACCACGCGCGCACCGCCGATGAGGCCCTTGACGATGTCGCCGATGGCATCAAGCGCCTCTACGAGACCCAAGGCCGCGGCGCGGCGCTGCGGGCAGCGCAGAACCTCGGCCTGGAGGGCATGTTCAGCTTCCTGATACTCGGGTCGAAAGGCATCAAGGCATATCAAGAGGAGGCCAAGAAGCTCGGCGCGGTGATGACGCCGGAAATGGTCAAGCGGGCAGAGTCAATGCACCGCTCGTTTGCCCGTCTGACGCTGTCCGTCGAGGGGTTTGCCAACAAGATCGGCTACGAGTTGCAGCCGGTGATCGGCCCGTTCTTCGACTGGCTGGCCAACAAGATCGGCAGCAAGTCGGGACGTATAGCCCAAGACATCGGCAAGCTTGCCGAGAAGCTCACCCACTTCCTCATGCATGACGTCGACTGGAAGCCGGTCATCAAGGCCGCCAAGGAATTTGGCGAATGGATCGACAAGATTATTCGCGCCGACTGGACGCCACTCAAGGAGGCCCTCAAATTTGTCGCCGACATCATCGAGCGGATTGCTGGGGTCAAAGAACCCGCGGGGTCCCCTGACGTGCCCAGCATCGCCGGAGGCTCTGGCACTGGCACCACCGGCGCCACCGAAGTCCCTGCGGGAGAGAATGACAGCTGGTTCGAGCGGCAGCGAAAGAAGTTGTTTCCATCGCTCTACCAGCAGGGACCGCGCGTGCCATGGCAGCTCGACCCGACCAATCCGGCGGCCAACGCTGGTCGTTACGACCCTTATGGTGGTCAGAAGTCTTATGACCACAGCAGCGCGGCGATCACCGTCCCGACTGCGCACACCCCCGCAACATTCCTGGTGATGAAGCAGGCGCACGACTTCTTCGCCAGCAAGGGTCTCGATGAAGACCAGATCGCCGGCATCCTCACCAACATCGCGGCCGAAAGCGGTTTCGATCCGAACCGTTGGGGCGACAACTATACCTCATACGGTCTGTTCCAGATGCATGAAGGGCGGATGACCGAGATGATGTCGCGCTACGGCATGGCGCCCTCTGTGCCGGAGCAGCTCGAGTTTGCTTACGAGCAGTGGCAAACCCAATACCGCAAGAACTGGGAGGAACTCCGCCACACGCATGGGGCGGGAAATGTGGCCGGGGTCGTCTCCAAAGGCTTCGAGGTCGCCGGCGGCGAGTCAAAGAACCCCGACATCGAGGCTGCCCGGCGCGCGGGTGCGGCACAGCCGTTCGTCGGCGCCGTCGATATCACCGTCAACATCCATGACCACAAGACGACCGCGAAGGCGACCGGCGAGGGCGCGGTCAACGTGCGGCCGGTGAAGGTGACCAAGGCCATGCCGGCGATGGGGTTCTAATTTGTCCGGCCTCCTCGGCGCGTTTCAGTCGTTCTTGCAGCAAGCCTATTGGCGCGGCATCCCGTTCTATGTCGATGCGCAAGAGACCGAAAAGGGCCGCAAGACAGCGGTCCACGAGTATCCGTTCCGCGATGGCGGCTGGACCGAGGACCTTGGTCGCAAGCAGCGGGTCTACCGCTTCACCGGCCATCTGATCGGCGACTTCGCGCCGCTCCTGCAGGTGGCGCTCGATGCCGCCATCGAACTCCCCGGCCCCGGCCTCTTGATCCACCCGACGCTTGGCGCGGTGAAGGTCGCTCTGCTGTCGGCGAGCACGTCCGTGCGCAAGGACCAGCTGCGGGTGATCTCGGTCGAGTTCACCTTCGTTGAGCAGGGCGCGTCGATCTTCCCCTCGATCATCACCAACACCATCAACGCGGTGATCGGCGCGGTGTCCGATGCGCTGCTGTCGTTCGGATCGCTGATTTCCGTTGGCGCGGTGGCGCTGGCGCTGGTTTCCGCCGCGCTGCCGACTATCGAGGCGGCCAGCGTCACCCAGTCGTTCGCCAGCACGTCCACCACCATTGCAACCGATCCAGCCGCCTTGCTCGGTATGGCGACGGCGCTGCCGCCGCCCAACGACAACACCTGGTATGGCCGTTACGCCACCGGCAACGCCACGACCCAGCTGCCGCCTGGCACCACCGTGGCGTCGCTGCAAGCCCAGCTGGCGACCCAGCGGGCGACCGTGGCCGCCTGCGTCACCACTGCCGTCGCGGCCGCCAGCACGCTGTCGCCGACGACCGCACCAGCCCTGGTCACTGCCATCGCGGCGCTGGTCGAAGCGGTCCGCGCGACGCAGACCGACCCGGGCGATCAGGTCCGCACCCTCACGACCCTGGTCACCTTTACCTACACCGACAGCTATGGCGGTGCCGGGCTTTCCGGCGCTGTTGGCACGGTGCGCGACGCGGTTGCGGTCACTTGCCGGCGCTGCGCCCTGGCCAGCCTGGCGCTCGCGTGTGCCGCCTATCAGCCGTTCTCGTATCAGGATGCCGAAGCGCTGCGCGCCCAGGTCGCGGCGCTGTTCGATGTCGAGATCACCGCGGCCGGCGATGCCGGCGATGATGACGCCTATGTCGCGCTGAAAACCCTGCGAGCCACTGTCATTCAGGACCTGACAGCACGAGCCGCCGCGCTGCCGCTGGTGATGACGGTCACGCTGCCCTCGAACCAGCCGAGCCTGGTGGTGGCCTATCGGCTCTACCAGGACAGCGGCCGGGCCGACCAGATCGTCACCGAGACCGGCGTCATTCACCCGGCGTTCCTGCCGACCACCATGCAGGTGCTGGCCTCGTGAGCGACGTTTCTTCGGCCTTCTCGACGCCGACCAATGCTGCGGTGGAAGCCAACCAAGACCCGGCGCTCTCATCCGCCTTCTCGACGCCGACTGAGGCAGCGGTCAAAGCCAATACGCCGCCCCCGCCCGACGAGGTCACGATCACTGTCGGGACGCAGAAGATCGGTGGCTGGCAGGGCATCAGAGTCACGCGCAGCATCGAGGAGGTCCCGAGCCAATTCAGTCTGACGATGACGGAGGCGTATCCCGACGCCGCGACGAAGATCGCCGTGACACCGGGGCAGGCCTGCACGATTTCCATCGGTTCGGATGTGGTGCTGACCGGCTATCTGGACCGTTACTCGATCAAGATAGGCCCGCATAGCCACAGCGTCGAGATGGTCGGTCGGGGCATGTGCGAGGACCTGACCGATTGCTCGGCCGATCTGATTACGCCCGGCGGGCCGGTTGAGGGTGGTCAATGCACAGCGACCGGCATGCTGGATCTGGCGCAGAAGCTCTGCAAGGCGTTCGGCATCACGGCCGTCTTGATCCCCCAGGACACCACTGGACCAATCCATACCTTCCAGGTCGGCTTGGGTGCGACCCCGATGGATGTGCTGCATCAGGTCGCCAACTATCTCGGCTATCTGCTCTACGAGAACCCGGAGGGGCAGTTGGTCATCGATCGCGTCGGCACCAACAAGATGGCGACGGGTTTCCGCCAGGGCGACAACATCGAGGAATTCGAGGTCACGTTCGGCGCCGACCAGCGGTTCACCGACTACTACATGACTTACAGCGCGTTCGATCAGACGTCAGAGGGCGATGACGCGAATATCTGGAACCGGCGGGCGGAGATCCATGACCCAACGCTAAGGGCGCTAGGCCGAAAGCGCCCGCATATCACCGTCAGCCTGCAGACCGACAACACGGCGGACTTCGCCCAACGTGCGGTGGGCTGGGATATGGCGCGGCGCATTGGCCGCTCGCAGGCGGTGTCGATCCGCTGCGATAAATGGCGCGACCAGAAGGGTCAGCTTTGGACGCCGAACTGGCTGGCGACCTTCGATATGCCTGCCGCCAAACTGCACAATCAGTCCTGGGTCATCGGCACCGTGTCCTACATCAAGGACTATAGCGGCACCCACGCCGAGGTCATGCTGATGCCGCCCGGGGCGTTCTCGGTCGAACCGGGGCCGCTCAACATTTACGACTGGGAAATCGGCGGCAGTGTGTCGAACCCGAACGCCGGACCGCCCAGCCCGGATGACTTCTCGACGCCGACCACAGCGGCACTCGCAGCCAACGCGCCGCCGCCCACAGCCCCGCCAATCACCGCGCCGGCGTCGCAGGTCGGACCGGGCGGGCTACAGGGTCATGTCTGATCGCATCAGCCTGCTGGAACAGCGGGTCGACCAGCTCGAGCGTTTGCTGCGTCTGCAAGTGGCGCTGGCGCGCTCGACCGCCCCGGTGGTCGATACCGGCGTCATCCAGACCATCCAGGGCAAGATCGATCCGGTGTCGATCCGCGACGGCATGCCGGTGCTGCTGAATTTCGGCTTCTCGTCCAGCCTGCCGATCGGCGGCGACCATGTCGCGGTGTTCCTCAACGGCGACCGTTCCCAGCCCCTGGTCGTCGGCACCAATCACCAGAGGTATCGCTACAAGGGCCTGAACCCCGGCGAAACGGTGCTCTACGACATGTATGGCAACACCATTCTGCTGAACGGGGCCGGGATCCAAATGACCGCGTCGGCGGCCGTGCAGGTCAATGCGCCCGCGCTGATCACCTCGGGCAATGTCGTGGTTGGCACCGGCGCCACTGGCTCTTTCGCCACCGCCACCGGCTCGATGATCACGGTGGCCGACGGCATCATTACCAACATGTCGTGACGGAGACGGCTTATGGAAAACCCGCAAGGCACCGGGGTGACGAACCCGGCCTATTTCTCGGAACTGACCGCGCAGATCAACGGCATCCAGGGCACCGGCGCGTGCGCCGCGATCCAGTCGCTGGTGACCAAGGCGATGGCCTCGATCCAGGCCGCGGTGACCGCGATCAAGGACCAACTCACGGCCCTGTTGCCGCAGATCGCCGTGCCGACCGATCTCGGCTCGGCCATTTCCTGGATCAAGTCAGTCCAGGCACCGTTTCTCAAGGCCTATGACGACGCGACGGCGCAACTGACCCAGATTTTGTCTTCGGTCTCCGCGCTGGTCACCGCGATCGAGAACGCGGCCGGGCGCCTGATCGGCTGCTCGATCAGCATCCCGACGATCAGCTAAACCTTTGGGCGACATCGCTATCGTCTTCGACCCGGTCAGCTTCACCGGGGACTTCGCCATGTCCGGCGCCGGCCTGCTGCTTGGCAACGAGCTGCAGACCGCGGTGCTGATCTCGCTGTTCACCGATGGCGTGGCCTCGCCCGACGACATCATGCCGCCCAGCCAGGTCAACGACCCGCGTGGCTGGTGGGCGGATACCTACACGAACGATCCGATCGGCTCGAAGCTCTGGCAGGCGTTCTGGCGCCAGACGACGCCTGGCACCGTGAACTGGCTCAACGACACGGCGAACAAGGCCGTGCAATGGATGCTGGACGATGGCGTGGCGTCCTCTGTCACGGTGAATGCCCAATTGTTGGGGCCTGGCCGGATCGGGTTCAGCGGCACCATCATCGAGCCCTCCGGTCGGCCGACGCCGTTCTCCTGGGTGTGGAAACAAGAGGGGTAGTCGATTGCCGTTCCCCCGCCCCACCCTCACCGCGCTGCGCACGCAGGCGATGCAGGATATCACCGCGTCGGACCTGCCGAACGCCGACGGCTTCCTGCGCCGCTCGGCGCTCCGGGTGTTGGCGTGGGTGCAGGCCGGGCTGGCCTATCTGCACTATGGCTACCTCGACTGGATCTCCAAGCAGTCGGTGCCCTACACCGCGACCGGCGAGTTCTTGGAAGCCTGGGCGGCGCTGGCGCCGACCCCGGTCTACCGCCTGGCACCGTCGCCGGCGACCTGTCCGCAGGTCACCTTCACCGCCATCACCACCACCCCGCCGGTCGTCATCCCGCCCGGCACGCTGATGTATCGATCGGACCTGACGCAGTATCAGACCACCGCCGCGGGGACCGCTGTCGGCGGTGTGGTGACGGTTGCCATCGCGGCTGTGGTGGCGGGCTCTGCCGGTAACGCCGACGCTGGCACCGCGCTCTCGCTGTCCACCGTCATCGCCGGTGTGACGACCTCGTCCGGTATCGCGGTGACCGCGATCGGCGGCGGCACCGACCTTGAACTGGATGCCTCGCTGACCAGCCGCATGCTGGAGAGCTATGCCAACCCGCCCTCTGGCGGATCGAGCGCCGACTACGTCACCTGGGCGCTTGAGGTGCCGGGCGTAACGCGGGCCTGGACCCGCGCCAACGGCATGGGGCCCGGTTCGGTCGTCGTCTACTTCATGGAGGACGTGGCGGAAGCGGCGCACAACGGCTTTCCGCAAGGCACCAACGGCGTGGCGACCGGCGAGGCCCGGGCGTCCGTGGCGACCGGGGATCAGCTGGCGGTGGCCAATTGGATCTATCCGCTGCAACCGGTGACGGCGCTGGTCTATGCGGCGGCGCCGATCGCCCAACCGGTGAACTTCACGCTGACCGGCCTCTCCAGCATCAGCGGCGCCCAGCAAGCGCTCGTCAAGAGCGCGATTGCCGCGACCTTGGTCGCGCTCGGCAGTCCGCTCGCTGCGGCGCCCGGCATCCAGCAGAGCCAGATCCAGTCGGCGATCGCCGCCATCGCCGGGCTGCCAAACTTCGCCGTCACTGCGCCGACGGTCTGGCCGATCACGCCCGCTGTCGGGTCGCTGCTGACACTGGGCGTCGTGACCTTCGCCTAAGTTCTGATTAGGAAAATCGCAGAAATGCCGAAAAACTCGTTTCTCGACAACGCCTATCTGGCGCTGGTCTTCAATGGCACGACAATCCCCGGCCTGGCGCAAAATCTTGTATCCGGGGCGCTGACCAACCTCCAAGTCGCGCTGCACACGGCGGATCCCACCACGACGGCGGGCAGTGGCACCCTCAACACGCAAAATGCCTCGGAGGCGGCCTATACCGGCTATGCGCGGGTCAGCGTGGCGCGCACCACGGGGGGCTGGGTGGTGACGGGCAGCTCCGTCTCGCCGGCCTCGAACATCAACTTCCCGGCCGGCACCGGTGGCGGCGGCACCGCCACCTATATGAGCGTTGGCGTCGGCAGCTCAGGCGCCACCTCGATCCTTTACTCCGGCGCGATCAGCCCGACGATCGCGATGGGCAGCGGCGTTACGCCGGTTATCGCGGCTGGAACCACGATCACCGAGAGCTGATTCATTCCGATGACGACCTGGAGCACTACCAACAAGTCGTCGACGGTCACGCTGTCGAATGCCAACCTCACCGCGACATCGAGCACCGCGGTTTCGCAATCGGCGCAAAGCAGCACCAGTAAAAACAGCGGCCTCGTCTACATTGAGTTCGTGCTTGGCACGCTGACCAACGATCTCAGCGTCGGCATCTGCAACAGTTCGGAAGCGCTTAATCCTGCCGGTGGCCTCGGCTCGGATGCCAATGGCGCCGGCTTCTACGCCGTCTCGCCGACGCAAGCGCTGTACGTCGCCAGCTCTCTCCTGACGGCGGGCACCGTCGCCTCGACCGCCGGCGACGTCGTCGGGATGGCGATCAACTTCAACACCACGCCACCGACGGCGTGGATCTCCGATGCGGCGATGCGCTCACAAGGCGCGACGTATAACAACAGTGGAACCGCCGACCCGGCGACCAACACCGGCGGCATTCCGCTCACCGGCCTTGGCGGCGGCCCCTACTATGCCGTGTTCAACGATGACATCGGCGGCGCCAGCGTCACGGTCAATTTCGGCGCCAGCGCCTTCAACCAGACGGTGCCATCGGGCTACCACGCCTGGGACGCCGTCGGTTCCGTCGCGACCATTACCGGCAGCGCCACCGTCAGCCCGGTCGGCGCCAGCCAGGCCGCCGCCAGCGCGGCGATCACCGGCAGCGCCACCGTCACCGGCGTCGGTTCGACCCGGCTTATCGCCACCGCGACCATTACCGGCAGCGCCACCGTCACCGGCGTCACGGCCTCGACCGGGGGTTCAACCGGCACCGCGTCGATCGCGGGCCACGCCACCGTCACCGGCGTTACCGCGGTGCAGATTGCCGCCACGGCCGCAATCACCGGCAAGGCGTTCGTCAACGTCGTTGTCGGTGCGTCCGGCCCGCAGCTGCTGCCGGCCGGACCTTTGTCAACTTCCGGCAGCCAGATTGTCGACCAGCATGGCAACCCGGTGCGGATCGCCAGCATCGGCTGGTCGGGCTCGAACCAGCGCGGCGGGGTGCCCGAGGGACTGGATCAGGTCAACTATCAGACGCTGCTCAACCAGGTCGTATCGATCGGCTACAACACCATCCGTCTGACGTTCTGCGATGCCAGCGTCATCAACAACGACATGCCGGCAGCGGGGCTGATCAACACCACGCTCAATCCAACGATGGCCGGGCTGACCTGCCTGCAGGTACACGACCTCATCATCGGCTACTGCGGTTCGATCGGGCTGCGGGTGATCATCGACAGCCACAACAACGAAGGGGCGAACACCCTCAATTTTGGCGCCAATCAGCCGAACGGGCTCTGGTATGACCTGGGCGGCGGCTCCGACGGCACCGACCAGGGCGGCAATACCGGCACCGTCACCGACGCGGCGTTTCTGGCGATGTGGCAGTCCATCGCCACGCGCTATGGCTCCTATGCTGCCATTGTCGGCTATGACTTGAGAAACGAACCGAATACCACCGGCCAGGACGGACCCGGTGTTGGCGGCGGCTGCACCTGGGGCGACGGCTCGAACCGCGACATCCGCGCCATGTATCAGCGGGTCGGCAACGCCATCCAGGCGATTGACCCGCGCCCGCTGATCATCTGCGAGGGGCCGCAGAATTACGGGCAGACCTTCGCCACCGGCACGACGAGCGACGGCTATAACTACGGCTCGGGCACGACGTATTTCGGCAACTCCGGCGATCTGACCTTGGTGCGGACCTTGCCGGTCACGCTGAGCCTGCCGAACAAGGTCTACTACAGCGTCCACGAGTATCCGCCGGAGACCTCGGGCAATCCCGCCGATGCGGCCTCGAGCGCCAAGATCGCCAACATGAACGCGGTCTGGGGCTATCTGGTGATCGAAAACATCGCGCCCGTGTGGCTGGGCGAGATGGGCACTTACCTCAACGGCAACTCGACCCAGCTCGCGCAATCCACCGCCTGGTGCGCGATGATGGTTAGCTACCTGAACGGCACCGCCGCCGGCGGCCCGGCCTTCTCCGGCACGCAGCAGGGTATTGGCTGGGACTGGTGGGATCTGGCGGTCGATGAGAACGGTGACGGCGGCGTTGCGGTACCGGATTTCGGCATTCTGACGGCCTGGTCTGGCGGCGTCGCCCGGGCCAATCAGTATGCGGTCTACAGCCAGCTGTTTTACCTGGGTGTTCCGGCGGTTGCCGGCGTCGGCACCAGCGGCGGTGGCACAGTCTCGATCATCACCGGCAGCGGTGAGGCGGTCAGTGTGCAGCCCGGCCGCGCGCCGCTCTTTGCCGCCGCCGACTTCGCCCAGGCGATGGCCAACCTGATGCCGCGCGGGATCATCTGGCGCCGCGACCCAGGCAGCGTGCTGATGCAAACGCTGGGGGCGCTGGCGCCCACCTATGAGCGCAACACCGCCGCAGCGGCGGCCCTGCTGGTCGATGCGTTTCCCGACACCACGACCAACCTCCTGCCGGAGTGGGAAGCCTCGCTCGGTCTGCCCGATCCGTGCAGCGCGGCCAATCCATCGGTCGCGCAGCGTGCCGCAGCGGTCGCCGCGAAGTTCGGCGCGCGTGGCGGTCAGAGCCCCGGCTTCTTCATCGCCTTGGCCGCCGCCCTGGGCTTCGTCGTCACCATCACCCAGTTCTGGCCGTTCTGCGCCGACGCGGCCTGTGATGGGCCGGACTACGATGCCGCCTGGGCCTCGGCCTGGCAGGTCAACGCGCCGCAGGTCACCTCGTCCTACTTCATCGCGGACCTATCGAGCGCCGACGATCCGCTGGAAACCTACGACGCCGCCGAGCTGGTCTGCCGGATGACGCAATACGCCCCGGCGCATACCACGCTGATCTTCGCGTTTTCCTGAATAGTTGAGGCCTCATGCAGCGCATCTTCGATCCAACCGCCGCGGCGACACTGCCGGCGGTGCCGGCCCTCTCCGGCTCAGTCGGCTATTTCACCGGCGGGGTGCCCGGATCGGTGGCGGCCACGCGGGTGCGCGCCTGGTATCTGAACATGTTGCAGGAGGAACTTATGACCCTCCTGACGACGGCCGGGATCACCCCGGATACCACCGGATCGAATTTCACCCAGGTGCTGCAGGCGATCCAGACACTGGGCAAGATCAAGGCGACCGCCACGCTCAATCTCTATGTCGGCGGTTCCGGCGCCTCAGACACCCTCAACAATGGGCTGTCGTCCGGCGCGCCGTTCGCCACGCTGCAACACGCGGCCAATGTCGTCTTATACGCCTATGATCTGAACGGTTTTACGGCCAACATCAATGTCGCCAACGGCACCTATACCGCTGGTGTGACTGTCGATTGCTCCAAGCTGCGCGGATCAATCCATTTCATCGGCAATACGGGCTCGCCCTCGTCTTGCGCGGTGACCCTGCCGGGCGGGGGATCCTGCTTTAACGTAATAAATTCCGGGCCGCAGGTCTTCGTCAGCGGCTTTCAGGTGTCCGCCCCGAGCGGCAGCACCGGCGCCCCCTGGACATCGCCGGGCTTCGGCCTCTCCTCCTCCAACGGCGCGCAGCTCATCTTCGATCACGTCGCGTTTGGCGCCAGCAGCTATGCGCACATGGCCGCCAATGCGGGGGGCTACATCGGCGTGCCGGCGGCATCGACGCCCTACAGCATCTCGGGCGGCGCCGTCGGCCACGCCATCGCTGGCGGCACCGCGGGCTACATCTCGATCCCGAGCGCGATCGTGACAGTCACCGGCACGCCAGCGTTTTCCACCGCTTTTGCTGAGGTCGATGCGGGCGCGCTCGTCTTTGCGCCTTCCGCCAGTTTCTCCGGCGCGGCCACCGGGCCGCGTTATCTGTGCAGCAATGGCGGGGCCATCGAAACCAATGGCGCCGGCGCGAGCTTCTTCCCCGGCTCCACGGCGGGCTCGTCGACCACCGGCTACTACTCATAGGAGAACGATCCATGTCAGGAACCGAACCCACCCCGCCGGCGCCCGCCGAAGCGGCGGATCAGAAAGCCGCGCTGTTGGGCGCGTTGGAGGCGGCGAAGTCGAAGGCCTCGACCGGGCTGCTTGAGCATGTCAGCGCGGCCCTGACCGATGTCATCGATGCAGTGGCCGCGTTTTTCCACCACCCGCCGTCGGTCGTCATTCATCCAGTGATGATCGTAGAGTCCAAGCCGCCGTCGGTAGAGTCCGAGGCCACACCCGCGACCGCCAGCATCGTTGGCGCGGCGACCGTCGCTGTGGCTGGGGCGACCGAGGCCGCACCCGCGCCGACTGAGGGGCCGATCGCCCGATGAACTACAATCCCAACAACTGGTATTGGATCGTCGCCGGGTCCACGACCGAGGTCTGGGCCAGCGCGCGCACGCAGTATGTGCCGCTGACCGATGCCACCTATACGGCGTGGCTGGCGGCCGGCAATCTGCCGACGCGGATCCTCAATGCCGCCGAGCTGGTCGACGTGCTGACGGTGCAATGGCTGCCCTCGGTCATGGCGCAGGGCGTCACCATCACCTCCACCGCGACCCCGGCGCTCAACAGCACCTATGCCGTGGACCAGGCGTCGCTTGCCAACATCTCGGCGCTCGCCACCGGAATCGCCGCCGGCAAGGGCCTGCCGGGCGGCGGCTCGACCTTCAACTATCCCGATGCGACTGGCACCATGCAGGCCTTCACGTCGGCCAACTTCCTGGCCTTCGCCGCGGCGATCGAAACCTACGACTATGCCTACACCCAGGCGCTGGCCGCGCTGGTCAGCGGCAGCACTGCGACGCTGCCCGCATCGGCACTGACGATCCCCTAAAGTGGTTTCATTCTCTCGCACCGTCACCGCCGGCCTCGAGGCGATGGCCTATCTGGTCCCGTTCGGACCGATTCCGCTCGCCTGGCCGATGGCCACCCCGGGCGCCAATCTCGACTATACCCTCGATGTCGGGCCCCTGCTCAACGACGCCGCGGACCAGATTGCCTCGGTGTCGTTCGCCATCTCGCCGAGTGGATCGGGCGAGCTCAGCTGCTCGACTGTCACCTTCACCGATAGCCTCATCACCGTGCAGCTCGCCGGTGGCGTGCCGGGCCGGTCCTATCTGACCAAGTTCGACGTCGTCACCGAGGGCGGGCGCACCTTCGAAGTTAACGTGTGGCTGGCGATCGACCCGACGCTCGCAGCGACACCGCTGCCGCTCGCGCCCGACCTTGGTTTTGGAACGCCGGTCACCGCCACATGAATTACCCTGTCCCAGCCTCGCCGGACGCCGGCCGCAACTGGTTCGCGCGCCTCGGCCTTTCGATCGATCGCGTCTTGAACGTGGTCCTGTTCGACGGCGACGACACCTGGACCGTCAGCCTGCATGCCGCGGTGGCCGATCAGGCGGGCGAGCGATGGGGCTGCATCGTCTGCTGGATTCTGGCGACCCTGGTGCAGCGCAACCACTGCGCGCTGACGCTTGACCCGACAACCGTCGAAACCGCCGGGGCGGCGGTGCGCGCCGGTCTGGTGATGATCCTGGTGATCGGCGCGATCTGGTTCACGCTGGACTATTTCGGCGATGACATCGGCCGGCTGCTCTCGCATCTGCTGTGACGGAGACCCAAACCCCATGGCAGACCTCTACGTCAAACAGGGCGCCACCCTGCAGCTCATCATCGCTGCGGCGAATGACGACGGCAGCCCGGTTGACCTGACCACCATCACCACCACCAGCGAGGTCCGCGACCGCCAGGGTCGCCTGATCGATACCCTGGTGCTGACGCCGACCTCCGGCATCCCCGGTCAGTACACCGTCGCGCAGGCGACGACGAAATGGCCGCGTGGCGAACTCCTCTGCGACTTCAAGATGATCCGCAGCAGTATCGTGCTGAAAAGCCAGACGGTGACGATCGAGGTGCTGCCAGCGGTGACCTCGTGAACCTGACCATCAGCCAGGTTGGCGGTAATGTAACAATCGCGGCTCTGGCCGACGACAGCGGGCAGCTGGGGCTCACCATCACCCAGGTTGGGCGTGATGTCTCGATCGCCGGTCTGACCGACGACAGCCAGATGGGGCTCACCATCACGCAGGTTGTTGAGGATGTATCGGCGCCGACGATTGTTCTGACCACGCAGCTGGGGCTCACCATCACGCAGGTTGGTAACGTCGGTGGCGGTGCTGCTTCGGGCGAAGGCCTGCCCAGCCTCACGATCGCCGTGCCGGGCTCGATCAGCGGGCCAGCCGGCCCACCAGGCCCCCCCGGACCACCGGGCGCGACCTTCATCTTTGATCAGTCAACAGCGGCCGCGACCTGGACGATCGCCCACAACCTCGGGGTCTTTCCGGCCGTGGTTGTCGCGGACAGCGCCGGGACGCTGATCGAGGGCGATATTGTCTATACAGACACCAATACCGTGACGCTGACGTTCTCTGCCGCCTTCAGCGGCACCGCGTATCTGATCTAGGAGCGCCTTCGGATGGCTCGGTCGTTTCTCACCAACCTCAATCTCAACCAGAATCAAATCCAGAACGCCGCGGTGCAGCCGCTTGGCACCGCCCCGTCATCGCCAGTGCTGGGGCAGATTTACTACGACAGCGCGACGGCGAATTTCACCTTGGTCTGGAACGGCAGCGGCTGGGTCAACGGGCTCAGCCGGGCCAACCACACCGGCACGCAGGTCGCCAGCACGATCAGCAACCTCGCCTCGACCGTGCAGGCTTATTCGCTCTCGAGCTTCGCCGTGCCGACCGCCAACATTGCAATGGGCGGGTTCACCCTCACCGGCCTGGCGGCACCCACGGCATCAGGCCAGGCCGCGACCTGGGACTACGTGAATGCGCAGGTCCAAGGTGCGGCCGCGGGGATCTCCTCGAAAGATCCGGTCCAGGCGGTTGCCACCACAAACGTCTCCACCCTGTCGGGCACGACGACGATCGATGGCGTCGCCCTGGTCGCCGGCAACCGGGTGCTGCTGACGGCACAATCGACGGCGAGCCAGAACGGGCCTTGGGTGATCGCCTCCGGGTCCTGGACCCGGCCGACGACCGAGGCGTCCAACGAACTAGACTTCGGCGCCATGTGGCTGTCGCTCGCCGGCACTGCCAACGCCGGCACCCAGTGGCGCCTGAGCTCGCCGACCTCGGGCACCATCACCGTCGGCACCACCAGCGTCACCATCGTGCAGTTCGGCGCCGGCAGCACCTATACCGCCGGCAACGGCCTTTTGCTTACCGGTTCGGTGTTTTCCGCGGTCGCCAATTCGACGACCGGATCGGGCGGCCCGGGCGGCGGCCTGATCGTGAACTCAAGCGGCATCGCGATCGATACCACCGTAGTGCCGCGCAAGTATTCGACCGCGATCGGCGATGGCAGCACCACCGCGATCGTGGTGACGCATGGTCTGGGCACCCAGGACGTGCATCTGCAGTGCAAGCGCGCGACGACGCCCTACGATGTCGTCGAATGCGACATGGCGGCGACCAGCACGACCACCGCGACATTCACCTTCACCGTCGCACCCACGACCGGGCAATACCGCGTCACGGTCATCGGCTAATCCGCGATGGTTGCCCGGCTTTCGAGCTTCTTCTCCGATGTGCTCGGCACGGCGCTGAACGGTTTCAGCACGGCATCGAGTGCCGCGGTGACGGCGTCCGACAGCGTGCTAAGCGGGCTCGGCAAGCTCCAGGCGCAGGAAAACCTCAAGGCGCCGCTCGCCTCGCCGACCTTCACCGGCACGGTGACGGCGGGTGGGGCGCTGAACAGTCCGGGGCCGATCACATACTACTACAACGCCAACGGCACTATTCCGCCGGGTGGCGGCCAGGGTGTGATCGAATGGAACTACACGGCTGGCGCGGCTGAGTGTGATTATTGGAATTGCTACGGGTCAGCGATCACGTCGCATATCTTTTGGCAGCGCACCTCGGCGGGCGCCGCGACGCGGTTATTGGACATCGGTCCGACCGGCAATGTGACGGCATATGGCAGCGTCACAGCCCAGGCCACAGCGGGCAGTTGGAGCGGCTATAACTGGGGCAAAGAGCTTCTCATCACGACCACTGGGGGGGCAAATAATCCCGCCCTTGGCTTCACGGATTCTAACGGCGCAAACCTTTGGGGGATATCGGTCGGCGGCGGCCTGAATTTCGCGCAGATGCCTGCGCTAACGGACAGCACGACAGCCCCTACTTTTGTGCTGAACCTGTCCAGTTCCGGCTCGACGCTCTACAGCCCGCTGAACGTTACGGGGCTCACCGGCCTGGGCGGCCTCACGAGCACCCCGACCGAGTCATTGCAGGTCGATGGCAACATCAATACGGCCAATGGCGGCAACACAGGCGGCGCCGGGGGGTATGTCTCCTTCAGCGTTGCCGCTCTGCCGACATACTCACCGATGGCGGCTGTCAAAGGCAGCCTGATAAATAGCGTCGGCACTGAACTTCAGGGTTCGCTGTCGCTTCAGGTGCGGCCATTCAATGCATCTGCCGGTCAGGTGTTGACCGAAGTTCTGCGCCTGGACGGCACCTCTCTTCTGGCTGTTATGCCCAAGGGCGCCGCTATCTCGGGTGGAAGCAGCACCATAGACGGCGCGGTGATCGGCGGGACGACCCCGGCAAGTGGCACATTTACGGCCCTCGCGGCCGGCACCAACGCATCAGCGGGCTCCGCAGTGGTGAACGGCCCCGCCGGTTCGTACAGGACGCTGCACCTTCAGACGGCCGGCAGCGATCGGTGGGCTTTGTTTGCAGATAATTCATCTGAGAGCGGAGCCAATGCTGGATCAAACTTCAATCTGAACGCTTACTCTGACGCTGCCGCAGTTCTCTTTACACCCTTCATTATAAATCGCGCTTCTGGTCTGGTGACCATGAACAAGGGCGCGGTGATCTCGGGCGGCTCGTCCACGATCGACGGTGCGGCGATCGGCGGCACCACCCCGGCGGCGGGCCACTTCACCACGCTCTCGGCCACCTCGACGATATCAGGCGCCGGCTTCACCGCCTGGGCGGCCTCGCCCCCGGCAATCGGCGGCACCACGCCGGCCGCGGGCACGTTCACCACGCTGCAGGCAACGACCCTCCAAAATACCCCGGTCAGCGGCGCGTCCGGCTCCTTCACCAACCTGTCTGCGTCGGGGACGGTGAGCGGCACCGGTATCACCAACCTATTTTCAGGGCCCCCGGGGATCGGCGGCGCCACGCCCAACACCGGCGCGTTCACAACACTATCGGCCACCGGGACCGTCAGCGTTGGCGGCAACACCCTGGCCGCCCCCACCGTCGCGATCAACGGCGCCGCCGGCTTCGTGCGCGGTGTCGAGTTCGAGACGGCCGGCGTTGAGCGTTGGCTGGTCGGCGCCGACAGCTCGGGCGAGAGCGGCTCGAACGCTGGTTCCAACTATGTTTTCCAGCGCTGGAGCGACGCCGGCAGCCTCCTGAGCACGCCGGTGCAGATCAACCGCGCCACGGGGCAGCTGAGCGCGGTCAATGGCGTGTCCGTCACCAACGGGCTCAGCAGCGACACGATCAGTGCATCGACCGGATACAACGGCCCGGTCGGGCAGACGACCCCGGCGGCGGGCACGTTCACCACGCTCGCCAACAGCGCCGGCTACGTCAGCACCGCCGTGATCGGCCGCAACAAGCTGCACAATCCGCTGTTCAACATCCAGCAGCGCGGCGCCGGGGCCTTTACAGCGAACAGTGTCTATACCGCGGATCGCTGGCTGCTCGGCCTGACCCTCGATACCGACAGCGTGACCGTGGTCGCGCTGACCGACACCGACCGAGGGAACACCGGGATCAATGACGAAGAAGCAACCTACGGGCTGTCCAACACCTTCACCGGCAATGCCGGCGCGTCGGCCTACAGCGTCATCAGCCAACGCATCGAAACCGTGCGGCGGCTTTCCAACAAGACAGTAACGGTTTCGTTCTGGGCCAAGGCGGCATCCGGCACGCCCAAAGTCGGGGTGTCGATCGACCAGGTCTTCGGCACCGGCGGCTCGCCCTCGGCGACGGTGACTGGCAACGGCACCGCCGTCACTCTGTCAACGAGCTGGGCGCGCTATTCGGTCACGCTGGCGATTGCGTCCGCCTCTGGCAAGACCTTCGGCACCACCGCCGGCACCGACTTCACGCAGCTCAACATCTGGTATTCGTCTGGCACCACCGACGCGACGCGCGCCGGGTCGATCGGCGTGCAGTCTGCCACGGTGTCGCTGTGGGGCGTGCAGCTCGAAATCGGCAGTGTCGCGACGCCGCTGGAAAAGCCAGACCCGGCGTATGATTTGGCAAACTGCCTGCGGTTCTTCCAAGGCAATCAGTGTGTTATAACAGGATATGGTGCGGCCGGCGCCGGTGCCGGGCAGTCGATGACCCTCCTCAGCTTCATGCGCGCGTCACCGACCATGACGCTTGGCACGGCGGCCAATAGCAACGTCGGAACGGTCACCTTGACACCGTTGTTGAACCGCGCGGTCTGGGTGAGTGCCAGCGTCACCGCGACCGGGGCTTGGACCGTTAATCAGCAATATACCGCATCGGCAGATCTGTGACCCATACTCAAGAACTTTTGGCGATTGTCCTCGGCGCGCTCTGGGGTGGCGTGTGGTGGCGCTTTCGCGGTGGGGCGCTAAGTGCCCTCACCGGCTTTGATCCCGGCACCAGCGGCATGCGGGCGATCGCCGCGGTGGCGATCGGCAGTCCCATGGTCGCCGGGGGCGAGCTGTTCCTATTGATCATCCCGCTGTGGTGGATCGCCTGGAGCCTGGCCGGCTGGGGTGCTTTTCAAAGCATGGGCCATGAAACGACGGTTGAGATGAAGAACCCGGTCGCGGCGTTTCTTGAGCGCTGTGGTCTGGGCAAGACGATGATCGACATCATCGGCATGGCGATCGAGGGCATACTGACGCTGACCTTGCCCGGCCTCTTGCTGGGCTGGCTGATCCATCCCTGGATCGGCGCCGTCTTCATCCTCTGCGGCATCGGCTTCGCGCCACTCTACTTGCTGGCCGACCGAGGACCGTATCGGCCCGATTGGGGCCGGTTTGCCCGCGCCGGTTCGGAATGGGGCGAAGTTCTTGTCGGCGCCTGGGTCGGTGTCGTGCTAGCGCTCGCGATGATCGACGCCGCACTGAAAGGTTGAGTAATGACCGAAGCTGTGAGCAAGCGTGACCTCGTGTTGGACCTGGCGGTTGCCTGGATCGGCGACTACGAGGGCTTCGCGGGCGAGCCCTATCAGGACGCCGGCGGCGTATGGACAATCGGCTTCGGTTTCACCGTTCATCCCAATGGTGACAAAGTAAACGAAACGACCCCGGCGATGGCCCGCGATGACGCGGTGATGTGGTTGCGTGGGCTGGTGATCGGCGTGCTGCGGCAGATCCGCGCGATGGTGCGGGTTCCGGCCACGGATCACCAGCTCGCAGCGCTGACCTCGCTCGGCTACAACGTGGGCCTCGGCGCGCTGAGCAACTCGACCTTGCTGCGACACCTGAATGCCGGTGATGCCGCCGCGGCGGCGGATCAGTTCCATCTCTGGTGTCATGTCGGCGGCGAGGTTGTGCCCGGTCTGGTCAACCGGCGGGCGAGCGAGCGGACGCGTTTCCTGACACCTGACGATACAATCGAGGTTTGACATGCCACTCATCGGACTGGCGTTGTCGATGGCACCCACCATCGCATCGTGGATCTTTGGGCCGACCGCGGCCAAAGTAACCGCCGCCGTGACGACTGCTGCCGAGACGATCACCGGTACGGCCGACCCGGAGGCGCAGGCGGCGGCGCTGCAAGATCCGGCAAAGGCCACGGCGTTCCGCGTCGAGCTCGCCAAGATCGAGGCGCAGGCTCAGACCGAGCAGCGCGCTGCCGAGCTGGCAAGTTTCCAGGCGCAGCTTGGCGATATCGCCAACGCGCGGGCCCAAACCATCGCCTTGGCCGCTGGAAAGTCAGCCATCGCCTGGGGTGCTCCCGTCGTTTCTGCGGTCGTGATGGTGACGTTTGGAATGATGCTAACATTGGTTCTCATGCGAGCGCTGCCGCCAGGATCGGAAAGTCTTGCAAACGTCATGCTAGGCGCATTAAGCACCATGGCATCATCGGTCGTGGGTTATTGGGTCGGCTCGTCTTCGTCTTCGCATTCCAAGGACACGACTATCGCACGCCAGTCTGATCAACTTGCAACCTCTATCCCGGTGGCCGCCACATGAGCACGACAACCACAGCTACCGCGGCTTACAAGCAGCAGTTCCTGGCTTGGATGTCTAGCCTGCAAGGCAAGGGCGCCCTCTGCTTCCAGCAGATCATGGGTCAGTCGGCCGATATCACGTATTTACAGAACGTCTTTAACCTGACCGGCCATTGGCCGAACCTCTCGATCAATTTTTACAATAATGATTCCAGCGGCGGCGGCGGGCTGGCCTGCGGGACTGAAGGCGTCGCGCCGGCGATTACTTGGTGGAACGCTGGCGGCTTGGTGTTCTTGTCCGGGCTCAACATCCCGAACCCATCCGGTGGCGGCGCGCAGGGTGGCTATCTCAACACCGCCGACTTTTTCACGACCGATGCCAATGGCAACGTGATCGTCCGCCAGGGCAGCGCCACCACCAATGCCTGGCACGCGACGCTCGATGCGATCGCCGCCGGCATTCAGCAATTCGTCAGCGCCACCAACGGCATCATGCCGGTCCGTCTGCTGCACGAGCTCTCCGGGTCGTGGTGGTGGTGGGGACCGCCGGGCGGGTCCAACACCGGGCTGACCGGTCCGCAGTTCGTGGCGCTGTGGATCGACATGTGGAACTACCTCTGCATCACCAAAGGCCTCGCCGATCACATCGCCTTCATCTGGGCGGTGAACGGGGAAGACAATGTGCCGGATCGTTATCCCGGTGCTCAGTATGTCGATTTCACCGGCTTCAGTTTCTACACCAACGACCCCGAGGGCGGCACGCAGGATGGTTGCTACAGCAACCTCGCGCATTTCAATAAACCGGTTGGCTGGGCGGAATGGGGCGGCTCAGCGAACGAAGCCGAGACCGACATCGTCACTGCGCTGAAAGCGATCCCGCAGTGCCTCTGGTTCGAACAATGGTCCTCGACCTGGAGCATCGACAAGATGTCCAACGTCGCGGCGGCGATGGACGATCCTTGGATCCTCACCAGAGACAAATTGACCCGTCCATCGCCAGGAGGGGCCACCGTGACGACACCCACACCCACAGTCGTGACCCCGACGCCCCCCGCAACGGTCACAGTCTCAGCGGTGCTGACGCCAACCTCCGGCGGTAGCCTGACCGATGGCGCCGGCAACACCTGGACGCTGAGCGCAGCCGGCGCCTCGATGCTCAACGGCAAGGCGACACCGGCTGGCGGGGGCACCGCGGCGCTGGTGGTCGAGAACGGCAAGGCCTACGGACAGGATAGCAAATCCGGCGCCTGGTGGATGTGGAGCGGCACCGGCTGGGGGCCATCGGTGCTGCCGAAAGCCGTGGTCGTGCCGCCACCGACGATCGCAACGCCCACCCCGGTGGTAACACCGACGCCGGTCGTAACGCCTGTACCGACGCCGCTCGTCGCGGCCCGGTGCGGTGATTTTTACAACATGCTTTGCGTCCAGGGCCACACCAGCGGCGGCTTCAACCCGCCTTACAATGATCCGGTGAACTTCCCGAAAGACGCGGCAAGTATTGGCGCGCGGCACTGGCGCGATGGCGCCAACATTCTGCCGGCACAATACAACGTCCTGACCGGCATGCTGGCAGCCGGGATCACCTTCGTCTGCGGGCCGCCGTACGGCACTATCAGTCCGGCCTCGGTAATCGCCTCGCTGCACGCCTACCAGGCGCTCGGCGCCGGCATGCTCTATGCGCTCGACGGCATCAACGAGCCGGAGCTGGCGACGATCAGCTACAACGGCGTCACCGGCGGCCAGGGCAACAGCTGGCACGCGGTGGCGGACTTCACGGCGGATTTCTATGCCGCCGTGAAGGCCGATGCAGCGCTCGCCAACCTGCCGGTGTTCGGCGTCTCGCGCGTCGGCGCCGAGGCCGACGACTCAAGCCTGCAATTCCTCGTCGTGCCAAGCCCGAAACCGTCCGGCACTTACAAGCCGGCCGGCACGAAATTCGGCGACTACTTCAATCAGCACGTTTACCCGTTCGAAACACAGTATTTGCAGGGCGGTATTACCAGCTCGGCGGAAGTCATCGATCCGACTGCGGGCGATCAATTCCTCACCGATCTGCACTGGAACGCCGTGGTGACTTTCCATGGCGAGTTTAGCGGTGAGACCGACGCCCAGGCGCAAGCCTACCCGCGCGTCATCACCGAGTTCGGCTACCGGATGAACACGCCGACGCCGAACGGTAACGATGTCGATGGGCCGACCGCCGGCAAGTGCCTGATGACCGGCCTGCTGCACGCCTGGAAGCTCGGCTATTTCCTGGTCAACATCTACGAGACCTATAACGCGGCGGCCTACGGCCTGTTCAGTGCGCCGGGACAGCCGAAGGTGCCGGCGGTGTATTTACAGAACCTCGCCGCCATTCTCGATGATCTGCTGCCGGCCAATCGAACCTTCACGCCTGGCAGCCTGAGCTACACGGTCACTGGCCCGGCGAACCTCAACTGCCTGCTGTTCGAGAACTGCAGCGGCGTGAAATTCCTGCTCCTCTGGCTTGATGCGACCAACTGGAATCAGGCGACCGGGCAGCCGATCGTCGTGCCGCCGGTCAGCGTCCCCGTTGCGTTCGGTGAGACCTTCTCCGCCGTCACGATCTATGATCCGACCAAAGGCGTCGCGGCACAGTCCATCACCAGCAATGTTGCGGCAATCGTCGCCGCGGTCGCGGACTCGCCCATCGTCATTGCGCTCAGCAACAACACCTCCGCCGTGACGCCGACGCAGACGATCGCGCAGGTGCAGGACCAGGTGGCCGGGCTCATCAGCCAAGTCCAGGGCGTGATGGGCCAAGGCACGACGATGCTCACGCAGCTGCAGTCGGTCCTGACGTCGCTGGGTCAGCTGCCGGGCGCCTCGACGTGAGCGCCAGCACCACAGCCTACACCGTCAATGTCTATCACTACTTCGGTGGGCTGGCTGCGTCGCCGGACCCGCGCCTCGACCAAATCCTGACGCTGCTTCAAACCCTAATGACGAAAGTGGACAGCATGAGTGGAACCGTAGCCCAACTCGAGACTGAAATCGCCACGCTGACGACTTCGGTCAACAACGCGACCACGACCGAACAGTCGGCGGTGACTATGATTCAAGGGTTCTCGGCGCAGCTGACCGCCGCGCTGGCCGCTGATGCGAACAACCTTGGCGTACCGGCAGCGGACCTGACCAATATTACGGCGCTGGGCACGGCGATCAACAACGCCACAACCTCGCTTGCCGCAGCGATTGCCAACAACCCACTGCCCGCCTCAACCACGACGCCTGCGACGCCCACGACCCCGGCGGCGCCCGCAGCCTAGCCCGTCCCCGTGATCTGACGCCTCCCGACCCATCACGGAAGACACGCGCGCCTCCCAGTGTTTCCTCGTGGAGAGCATGCGCGGAACCTTTAGACCCCGGAGCGATCCGGGGTCTTTTTTGTGCCCAGCGCCTAGCCGATGCGGGCGGATCAGTCGAGCGAGCCAGGAACGCCATCGCGGCCCTGGCGGCCGGCTCCTCGGATCGACGTTTGCCCGAAGATGCGCTCGGCCCACGCGCGCTGCTGGGCCTCGTCTGGCGGTGGGATCTCGATCAATCCCTCGGCGAAACGCCCGCCCTCCACCATCACACCGGCGACCATGGCGACAATGGGCTGCCCCCTATCGTCCTCGCCGGTCCACATCCTGACCATGACGTCGCCCGCCATGAAGAAGTGCTTGGTTGGCTCGATTGTCAACTTCATGCTCACGCTCCTCGACGCACCGTAACATCCAGGTCACGACGCCTTGGCATCGCGAGTGGCCCGCGCATCGGCGAGCACCTTCTGTTCCAGCGTGTCGCGCGGCACGATGGTGCTGCCCTGCTGGTGCCATTTGCCATCCGCGCACAATGGCGGCGGAAACAGCACCACGGCTTTCGTGCTACTCCAGCGGATGATGGCGCCAACGCCATATTTCTCCGCCATCCGCACCAGATACGCCCGCAGCTCGTGCGCGTGATGCGCGTCGGGATAGGCCGGATCGACCCACACTTGCAGCACCGTCACGATGCGATCGGGACCGCCAGCGTTGTTGCGCATATTGACGTGATCGTATTCGAGGTCGATGACGTAATGGCATCGATCCGGCCGCGGCATCCCCTTGGTCTCGGCATCCGCCAGCCAGCGGCAGGACCACGAGCGGCAGCTGTTCGGCCGGTGGTCGTAGACCGTGCAGCCCTTGCCGGCCCGCGAATATCGGCAGCGCACGCCAGCCGCTTTGCTGAGCTGCGGCACCGGCACGAGCTTGCAACACAATCGGCAGTCCGAACAAGTGCGGCCGGTGCCGACGTTGTCGAATGTCAAGTGTGCGTTGCCTTCGGCATCTTCGCGGAACGTCATGCGGTCGCCGGCGAACTCGATCATTTTGCCCTATTCGTTTCAGGAGAGGCGAACGACCCGGTTCCTGGAAATATTGTAACTGGCACAACAATCAGTTTGCAGCCGCGAAATCTTGTGCGCAAGATGGCACCGCGAAGGCTCGGGGAGCGCAATAAAGGCCATGTCTACGCCGGTTGTCCGTCGGCAATCCGCCGACGCGTGGGTCGTTCTGTTCTTGGTTTTTGCTCTAAGCCATGACAATCATGTTACGCTCGATCCGACCGAGGCGACGCCATGAGCGCGACCGAGCAGGGTGCCTATCTGGTCTGGAGTTTCGAGCACGAAGGCTGGTGCGACGGGCAACGCGGCTACACCAGACGTTTGACCGAGGCCAGGCGGTTCACGCGGATCGGCGCGATGCGGATCTGCCATGCCGCCGTCACTGCCGCCGCTCGCCGTCTTGGCATGTTGCCAGACCTGCCGGTGCGCTGGGATGATGTCGAGGAGATCGCGCGCATCTATAGCGGGCGGCGTCATTCAGAGTGCCGGGGAGACGAGCCATGGATCTAAACGTGTCATGAGCGAACAGTACCTGGGCGACGGCTTGTTCGTGTCATTCGACGGCTATGCCCTGAAGCTGCGCGCGCCGCGCCAAGATGGCGACCACGTCGTGTTCATCGAGCCGGCGATGTTCCAGGAGCTGGTGCGTTTTGCCGATCACGTCTGGAAGGGCCGAACTTGGTCCCAACCGCTGAAGGAACAGGCGGGTGCGGATGAGCCGCATCGTCCTTGAAACGGCTCTGATCGTGGTCGTGGCGTTAAACGTGCTCCTCTCCTGTTGGCAGTGCTGGCGGATACGGACGTGGGGCCGGGTGAACCGGGCCATGAATGCGTCGTTGTGGATTGCGCTGCGCACCGGTTCGCCGCTGACGCAGATCGAGCTGGCGCGGTTTATGATCCACCAGCGCCAGCTCTCACCCATCACTTTCGTGCGGGTCGTCGAGGAGGAATGACCGACGACGAACAGGCTGAATGGGACTTGCTCAAGATGGCTAACGCGAAGGGCAAGTTCGCTGTCGGGATTGGCGCCGACAATCAACGGCTAGGCCAGGCGCTTGAGCGCTTGCTGGTCAGGCGGTGGGTGACGCTCATCGACGTCTCGCCGATCAAATTCGATCCGGGCCGTTTGTATCGTATCTTCCTAGCGACTGACGAAGCGATGATCTGGTTTCGCCGGTCAAGAAGTTGACCAATCAAGTGTGTGCAAATTTTGCACGAACTGAGGGACTACCACAGTTTCGTTTCCGACCATCTTTGATAGAACACGTTGTTTGTGTTCTCATAGGCTGTGAAAAATAGTCGGGAGATATAAAAGGTGCGTGCTCATGATCAGACTATCGTCGCGCTCGCGGTCAATCAGACACCGTACGCCGAAATTGCCCGCATCGTTCAAATGAGCTATCCAGGCGTCCATGCAGCGGCGCGGCGGCTCGATGACAAGATTGCCCAGACGCGAGAATTGATAGCGAACGGTCATTCCACCAAAGCGGCGGTCGAGCAGATCATGGGACAATTGAATGGAGCCGCTGCGCCGCCTGCGCCCGTTGCCTCTGTTACGAAGCCTGCCGCCAACCCAGCAACGAACCCGCGTCCGGCGCCGCCTCCTGTCGAAGCTGAGCCGCCGCCCCCAGCCGCCGCGTCGCCCGCATCGCCGCGCATTACTTTCGCGGCTCCTGCAGAGCCTCAACCACGGATTTACGAAACGCCACGGCTTTACGATGGCCGCCGACTGCGGCAGCCGCCGCCAAAGCCCCCATCAACGGATTGGGCCGCCCAAGGCTGGAAGCGCTTTGCCAAAGCGATTGTGGACGACGACACCGAGATCACCGTGCTGGCCAAGGCCTACGATGCGGCAGAGGACTGCTTCATTTGGCGGCGCTTTGAGCCGTGTGTTTGGGTGGGGCGAGGTCTCGATGGGGTGCGGGCGGTGAGCCCGACAGTGGATAAGGATGACGCGGGCCTGCTTGATTTGGGCTGGCATCCGGTGGCGTGGCGGCTGATGGATCCGGTTGAGCCGCCGCCGGACAACTGGCGTTGATCTGCGTGGGGCTGGTCGGCACCGGGCTGATTTTGCTGGCCTTGGCCGCACTGCTTTGGCGCAGTCTCACACGGTAAAAACCGCCTGGTCTTCGCCCTCATGGGCGATGGTCACGCGGACGGCGGGCTGGACGCGAAAGCCGGGATAGTTGCTCGGAACGGCAGCGAAGACCAAGCTCGCCGTGCAGCACTCGGGCAGACTGCCGATGTCGGAGCCGATCACCGCGGCGACCACCCGAGCCGCCAGGTGCAGCATGTCCTCGACGGTCACTTTCAGGTAGCCGGCGATCGGCTCCCTGGCGTCGCCGAGCGCACCCGTGAAGATGGCATGCTCGGTCGCCCATTCGAGTTCGAAGGACGGCGGATAGAAACTGATCGATTGGACCAGCCCATCACTGCAGCAAACGGTGGCGCGTTTGACGCCCCGGGCCAGGGCGAAAGCCCCCAGCAGCAACGTCGCACGGCGAAGCGCGATCTCGCTGTATGCCCACCGCGAGCCGGCCAGCCGCGTCTTCCTTCCGTGCAGGCTGTCGTCCAGCATCCACCAGATCGCCCGGATGCTGCTGCCCTCGGTCCGTAGCGTCGCTGAGATGGGCGAGGCCATCAGCAACGCCACCATGCGGCCGATCTCCTCGATCGGGATAAGGTGCCAGCCGGTATCGCTCGGCGGAGAGACTGGCTCAGTCATGTGGGGCGACCCGACCAAATATTTAGGAGAACAGCCCAAAGCCGAATAGCCAGCAGACGCCGATCGCGGCGCCACCAAAGAAGATCGCGCCAACAATTCGCCACGTCGTCTGTTTCATGCTCTCACCCATCGTCACGGTCATGCCGCGACCTCACCCACGGCGCCGATCGGCTGGCGCAGGTGGATTTTGAAGTCCGGCTCATCAACCCAGGTCTCGCAGTGCGCGCCGCGGACGAAGCCGACCGCCTGCGCCACCTGCCAAACCGCTTCCTCGGTCGGGATAACCTGGCCGATGACCGCGGCGGCCAGGTGACGACAAGGCCCGCGAGGATGCCCGGTTTCGATCAGGAAGATGACGCGAAACTGGTAATAGCTCCATTTGACGATCGTCGATTGGTTGTTCAGGCGGTCGGCAAGCCACGCGCGGCCATGCTTGGTCAACATCCGCAGCGCGTTCTGCTGGATATCGATTGGGTGTTGGCAGGCGACCAGGCGAAGGTCATCGAGCGTGTCGCGGATGCAGTCGGGTAAGAAGTTGTCCATCAGCTCCCCCCTCTTCGTCAATCTGGCAACCATGCCGCCCGATTCGGTGGGCGGCAGAACTCAAGGTGAACGACCTTGTTCTGCATGGTCATGGCGATCGCCGTGGCGGTTTCGTCGGGCTGCCGATTCGACCAAGCTAGCGAATCGAATCGAGTCGCCGCCGGAGTCCCATCATCCCCATAGAGAACAAAAGCGAACTTGTGGTTAAATCCAGTCAGCACGCCCTCCTCGATCTTGCCGCCAGGAAGGTCGCGATAGATCACGCGGCGGCCGAGGTCGGCCGAGGTCGGATGGATCATTTGTGAAATTCCCCCAACATTACCAGAACGCACGGCTTCTTGGCGAGCCAATTCGGCGATCTGTTCGGCGGGTGTCCTTACCGGAGGTTGTGGGTTTAGGCGAGGCCCACTCCGGGCGGGCAATTCCAAACTGTCTATGAACCCCAAGTTCTGATTTTCTTTAGCTTTCTTCCCTTCCTTATGGGACGACAGTTTGGATGAAGAAGATTGCTCACGAGGAGGTTGCCGATCTGCCACGGTCTCCGGGAACAGCAGCACGTAGGCGTTGGCCGTCTGACCGAACAGATTGCGGCGTTGGATAACTTGGAGGAAACCGACCTCTTTGAAACTGTCGAGCCAGCGTTGCACCGTCCTGGGCTCGCAGTCGGCGCGTTTCGCGATACTTTCCATCGTCGGATACAAGGCGCCATCGATCCCCATGAAACTCACCAGGGAATCGGCCACTTGTCGGGCCTTGGCATTCGAGCGCGGCCAGTAGGCTCCGATCCGCTCTACCCAGCGGATTTGTTGCTCAATGCTGACGTCCTGCGACGGGGCCGGACCGCTTTGGCTCCCCTTGTGGTAGGGGCGGCGTTTTATACTCATTTCCTCGGCTCCAAAAAGAGCCGGACGGATCCCTTGGGCACAAATTCGCTACATCAAGTTTTTTCCACTTGATCGAGCGGCTGATTCGGGGCACATGGGAGGGAGTTTCAGTCCTCTCATGTGCCGTCGGTGTGGTTCCCAAATACGTCCGTGGCTGGACGGGGGATCGCTCCGGCGGTTTCTACATTCAAGCTCCTTTTGCGACGCCCGGCCGAATCCGGCGGGCGGCTCAACAACCTTGACAAGAAAACTGTTTGTTATAACCCGAGTCAAGCAATTGTATTCGGGGGCGAAGCTTCGGTGTCGGAAGCGATCAATCGCGTGCATGAGCAATGCGTGTGTGAAACCGAACTGGCACAGCGGCTGCGGGCGGCAAATCGGCTTGAGCGGAGGCCGATGTATGGCGAGATCGCCGATGAATACACCCGCCGATTTCCCGAACATCTGCCGAAGGACAGCGCGCGGAAAGTGCGGACGGCCGGGTTCGAGCGGCGTTTCCTAGCCCGGTTTCTGGCGCCGACGATGACCGTCGCCGAGATCGGCCCGGGGCGCTGTCATTTGGCCTTTTCGTTGGCGCCGCTGGTCGGGCATATCTATGGCATCGATGTCGCCAGCGGCTACGTCGACAAGGACAGGGCGCCAGCCAATTTCGACCTGATGTTGACCGATGGCATTCATCTGCCACCGCCCACCGCGAGTGTCGATCTGGTCATCAGCAATCAGCTCATGGAGCATTTGCATCCGGAGGACGCGATCGAGCAGCTGCACGAAATCCATCGCATCTTGAAACCCGGTGGCGGCTACGTCTGCGTTACCCCGAGTTGCATCAACGGCCCGCATGATTGCTCGGCCTATTTCGATGATCTCCCGTGCCCGATCCGTGGCAAAAACTATGCGGCGACTGGGCTGCATCTGAAGGAGTACACCACCCGCGAGATCGTCCAGGTGTTTCTCGATGTCGGATTTCGCGAGGTGCAAACCTGGATTGGCGCGCGAGGCTACTATGTCTCGGTGCCGACGGCGCTCTTGAACCTGATCGAAGCTGGCGCGCAACTGGCCCCCGCCGAGCTGCGCAAACGCTCACCCCTGCTGGGGACGATCGTGGGCAACCGCCTCTATGCGGTGAAGTAGACTGCCGTCCTCGCGGAGTTCGGCGAGCATGTTCTCGCGCGTGGCCGCGGCATCGGGGTGGCTCAGTTGCGCCAGGGTTTCGGCGCAGCCCGCGTAGAACGCCCAGCGCGCGATAGTCATGGCGCATCGTGGCATGCCCGCCATCCGCAGGGCCTGCTCCAGCGGCGCCCAAGACGAGGCGATCGTGCGAACAAATAGCATTTCCGTCCCCCTATTGAAAAAACAAACTAATTGTTCTCAAACTCGGCGCGGTACTACCGAGCGTAAACCAGCCGGGATGGTTCGCCATGAAAAACCGAGACAATGTCCGCTCGATCCGCGGGCTTGACGCAGAGACCTGGGAAATGGCCGGAAACTGTGCCGGTCGCGCCGACGAGACGCTAGCCGCGTGGCTGAAACGTGCCATCGAGCAGCTGGCTGCGGGAGAGGCGTCCGGCCCACGGTTTGTACTACCGGGTAAACCGGAACCAAACGTGAAACAGGTCGGGATGGACATCCACGATGTTGGGGTGCTGTTGCAGTCGATGAGCGCTTTCGTTGTGGCCACCCAGACGCGACCCAAGAAGCTGGTGCTCAACAGAGCGCATCGCTTGTTTGATGCCTGCGTGCGATCGGGCCTCGGCATGCGCCCACCCGCCAGGTCTCCAGGCTTCGATGTACTACGCGATGTACTACCTGAGCCGAAAAACGTACTACACGATGACATTTCAATAGCTTCCGAAGAGGGCGACGGCACCCGCGAGGAGGATGCCGTCGCCTAAGCTTCGTGACCGTCCTGCCGAGCCCGACCGCGCCCAGTCCGGCGCTGCCTTCACGAGCCGCACCTGGACCGCCACGCCATCCCTGGCCTTGCCGAGCCCTGGCGTTGCGCGCCGTGACCGCCACGCCTCGCCGAGCCAAATCCAGCCTAGCATCGACATGCCAGTCCTCGACCGCCGGGCCGGACCGGGCCACGCCGTGACCGGCCGCGCCCCGCCATGCCTCCACCGTCGCCAGTGGCGGCCTCGACCGCCAAGCCCGGCAGTGCCGTGCCAGCCCGCGCCATGCCCAGCCGCGCCTTGCGCTCGCCAATCCTCGACCGCCAGGCCCAGCCTCGCACTGGCTTGCCGTGACCGGCCGCGCCATGCCGGTCCTCGCCCCGCCAGTCCGAACCGCGACCGCCGCGCCAGGCCGTTGCCAAGGACGAGCCGGACCACGCCTAGCCGTGCCAAGCCAAACCTCGACCGCCCCGCGCCGCCTGCCCAAGCCTCGCCAAGCCTCGAAACTCCGCGCACAACGATGCCTCGACCGCCTGGCCTAGACCTGCCTCGGCAGGCCTCGCCATACGCCGCCCCGACCGCCTTTCCATGACCCAGCCCACCCATAAGCTCTCGCTTCCGGATGGACGATTTGCGCCCTATTGCAAGCCAAGCCCCGCCTCGCCTTACCGGGCAATCGCATGCCAGTCCTCGACCGCCATGCCTCGCCAATCCTCCCCAGGACTGGACGCGCCGGGCCTGCCTTGACCGCCAAGCCCCGCCCTGACATGCCCAGCGAACGCCGCGCCGGACCCCGCCAAGCCACCCCAAGCCGCGACCGCCAAGGCCACACGTCGCCGCGCCAGGCCGAGCCCTGCCTTTGCTCGACCCGCCATGGCATTCCGTGACCGCCAGGCCTCGCCCCGCCATCACCGGACAGGCCGCGCCCGGCCGCGCCTTGCCGTGCCGCGACCGCCATGCCGTGCCACGCCGAACCTCGCCGCGCCGGGGGCCGCCCGGCCTAGCCAGTTCCTCGACCGCCTTTCCATGACCCAGCCCACCCATCAAGCTCTCGCTTCCGGATGGACGATGTGTTCCAGGAACAGTGACACGTCTGCCTGGATCGTTTCGACTTGCCCACTCAAGCCAAGCACGGCGGCAACGGCTTGGGCTCGACGTAAGGCCGCAACAACAAGACGAAATTCCTGAACACACGCATCCCGAGCGCGGTCGACATCGGTCCGCAGTGTTCCAGTCGAGACATAGCCAGCTTCTTTGGCGGGCTGGACAGGATCTCGAATGTAGGCTGGCGCTTTCAGTGTATATTTGGTCGTTATGACTTCAAGCCTGACGCTGGCGATGAGTGTGCGGGCTTGATCCAGCAGGCGTTCTTGCGCGGCCTTTCTGGTGTTCCACGTGAAGAACGAATGCAAAACCGAGTTGGGCGGTCTTGCCTCGTCGACGACCTCCTGTGGCGTGAGGCGGCCGCGGTTTCGGGCCGCGATCGCAGCAAGCGCGGCCTCGACATCTGGACGCGCCATCAGGCGTGGGCTCCCCGACCATTGCTCCGCCGCTTTTTGGTGGTGGCGGCCGTGGCGAATGCAACGGTGTCGGTGGGGTCGTCCGGCGCCGTGTCCGCGCCGGGGAATTCGATGGGACGGTCGCTCTTCTTGCCGCCGCGTCCCCGCCGCACGATCTCCGCAAGATACCAGTCCAGCAGTTCTTGCGTGTCCTGGTCATAACATTGGTATGTCTCCAATGCTGAGTCCTGAGCGACGCGACCCTCACTCTGGATGTCCAGATACTCAGGATCGTCCGGCTCGCAGATGCGCCAAAGTCCGTGCGAGCCGCTGCCTTTCTCTTGTCGCCAGTCCCCCACGCCCGAGGTGATGCCGCCGGCGGCAAAGAGATTGAAGATGCTCGTTGCGTTCAACTTCGGCTGCACGAAGTTGACGCTCACCTTGCACGCCCAGCGCGGCAGGATGGCGCGGGTCCGGATATCAGGCGTTCGGGCAATATCGGCGGAACGAACCACCGCCATCAGGAGTTGCGGCGTTCCGAAAACGTCGAAGTTCCCATGCGGGATCGACACCAGCCGGCCGATCGCCGATTTGGTTGCGCCGGGCAAATCCAACGCCGCCGTCTGCATCGCCCCCTTGAACGCCGCCGAGGGGATCTTGAGTCGCGTGGCGACCTTGGGGCCGAAGTTCTTGTAGACGCTGTCGCGGTATTCCTGCGGCGGATCGTGTTTGAGGGTTGCCGCCTTCTCCGCGTCGTTCTTGCGCCCGCTGGGCAGCAGCAGCGTTCGCTTGGCCTTTTCCGCCATGCGGTTCTCAATCATTGGCGTTGTGCCAACGAGGTAGAAATCGACCGTGCCGACATAGATCGGCAGAATAGCGATTTCCTTTGAGACTTCTTTCTTTGAAGCGAGTGCCATTGTCATCCCTTCCCGACACTTGTTGTCGCGCGTCGTTTTGTTGTCACCGGAGGCTCCGCGCGATCGGCCCCCTGCTTGACTTCCGCGGTCTGCCAGAATACCCGCGGCCCGAGCTTCTTGCCGGCGAGATCCTCGCCGTTCTCCAGCGACGGCATGTGGTCGGTGCGTTGGCCATCAAGGATTTCGCTGAGCCTCTGCTTGACGAACTCGATGGTCACCGCATCCTCCACCGTAACCTCGAGCCGCAGTCTGATCTGTTTCATTTATCCCCCTTATGTCGGGCTCGCGGCCGAGGACCTATATCAACGGACCCGCTTCCGGCTGGCCGTTCCGGGGCTTGGCGTTCTGCTCGGCCTTACCCCGCTTGGCGCTCTCATCGCGCGCCTTGATGACCTCTCCGGCCAGGTCCGGCCGTTCTTTCACCAGATAGTCGATGTCATCGCGGTGCTTCTTCTGATCCATGATCTTGAAGTGGTCGGCCATTGACTTCGTGGCCTTGAACATCGCGATCAGCTTGCGGGCGCCATCGCGGTCCTTGTCGGGCGGAGCAGTTTGCGCTTTTTGCAAATTGCCCTTGTCGTCGACCGGGTTGCTCTCAGCGGCGGGTGGTAGGGCAGGGGTGTTGTCACCGGACGGCGGATCGGTGGAAACTGTTGCTTCTCGCCGTGACTCCGGCTTGCGCTTGCCGCGCGCCCAGGCCGCGAGGCGCTCGCCGGTGGCCTCATCGATTGGCTTGTTCATGTCGATCAGTGGCTCAATCTGATCGAGCTTCTTGAGCCAAGTGGGAACGCCTGGACGGGCTAAGTCGAACATGAAGCCGACCGTCATCGCGCCGATGACGTCCCGCTCGCCGCACACGGGCAGGAAGCCAATATCGACCGGCTTGATCTTCCCGGTCTTCGGATCCTTGATCAGATCGACTTTCTTCGCGGCCTGGCAGCACAACACGATGTGGGTATTCAACTGCCAAAGCCGCTGCATCATGTGGTTGCGCTCGGCTTTGGGCTTGATCCAGGCCGCCATCTTGACGCGCTCGCGCTTCTCGTAGTCGCCGCCGGCCATGCGCTGTAGCTCCGCTTCAAACATGTCGAGCACGCCGCCCGGACCGACATGCTCATGCGAGAAACTATCGATCACGAGGACGGATGACTTGCGTCGTTGCGAGATGACCGCCGCCGCTTCGAAGCGGGCCGGATTGAATGGTTCGTGTAGCTCTAGATGGTTGAACTTGAACTCGTCCGCGTAATAGAGCGCCCGCCCATGTTCGGTGTCGCAGAAGTCGATCTCACCGCCGCATGCGAGCCCGGTCGCGAGCCGGAGTGCGCTTTTGGTCTTGCCTGACCCGCTTGGGCCGGAGAGCATGATCAGCAGGCCGACGTTGCCGCGCTTGGCCGGCGTGTAGATCAGCGGCTCGCTGCTCACTTGCCGTATCCCGCGCCGAGCCGGATGATTTGAACGCCGCCGGCGACGGTACGGACGCGATAGCCGCCCTTGCCGAACAGTCGCTTCGCCACGGTGCTGACAGTGGCGTAGTGGATGCGGGAGGGATCAGGGGGAAGCGGGATTGTGGCCGCGTCCCCTGGCTGCAGCGGCGATAGGGCCGCCTTCGCGAGCGCCCGCGCTTGCTCCCGCGAGGCGCGCTGTTCCTCGCGCAGCTGGCTCAGGCTCTCATGCGTCGGGCGCGCGGGCGCCGGCTTGGGCGCGGTCATCGGAGGTGCGACCCCGTTAAGGTGGGAGGGCAGCTGGAGCGGACCCGGCCACCCTCCCTCGGCTCATTGCTGCGGGTCCGCCCCAGCAGTTGCGCCGAACTGTGTAGGCGTATCGACTTCATCCGCCGAAGTTGCCGGTGTCGATGTAGCCAACCGCGTTCGGGTGGTCGCGGCCGCGTAAGATGTCGCGGTTGCGCGGTGAGATCAGCGCTTGGGTCTCACGCTCACGCAGGATCCAGCCCGGCGGGTCGATCCATTGCGGGGTGAGCGGATAGGACGGCCAGGTGTTGGTCTGGATACAGTGCTTCCAGGTATCGATGCCATAGCGCACGTCTTGGTCGCCAATCTCGCGGGTGATCGGCGACATCTGAAAGACCGCGATGCCATAAGGTGGATTCTGCTCGACGACGCAAAATTTCAGGGCGCCGGGTGGTTCGCCGCGGACCATTTCCAGGCCGCGAGCATAAAAGGCATCCTGTAAGTAGGCACCTTTCTGAAACGCGATCTTCGCCCAGACGGCGTGGGTGGCGAAGCCGCCAGTGGTTTTGAGATCCCACGGGTCGGCCTCGGGCTCGTCGGGTAGCCAGTCGACGCGCGCGCGGCACCAGATGGCGGTCTCGGCCGAGGGCTTTGGCGCCCCCGCACGGGCACGCGCCGGTTGGCTGTCATTCACCAAGTGGCCCGTGGGTTCGATGAACTCTTCCTTCCAGACCACGGTCTGTTCCGGTCGGCCTTTCGTAAACGCGCCGGTGCGGGCCCGAAAGCCTTCGAGCACGTCGATGAGGCTCATGGCCCTGTCATACCCTCGGACCAGCAGCGGGATCATCCCGTCGGCGTAGGCCTGCCGGCGCGCGTCCTTGGCCGCGTTGGTGCGCCAGTCCTTGAAGTCGAGCCGGCGGATGATGCTGCGGCCTTGCAGGAACGAGGCGTGCGCCGCGGTGCCGAAGTCGGCCACTTCATCATCAGTGTCGGTATCGAGGTCGGGCGGCAGCCCGAGGCGCGGATGCAGCGCCCAGCCATGCCGGGCGGATTGGTCAACCAGCCGCAGGATGATGGAGCGCGAGAGCGATGGCGTCGGGCAGGGGTCCGCGTGGTAGCGCGCGTCCGTCATGTCGTAGATCCCGGGCGCGACGATCGGCGAGTCGGGCAACGTCAGGACCACAGCGGTTCTCCATGACAACGTCTCACATAAAACGAACTTCCTGTTCTATCTGTCAAGAATTGCGTTCGGGCGAACACATGACAATCGTCAATTTTGCTATCGCAGGACGTAATTCCGGCCGCTGCAACACGCTATTGGTGTCTAACGTCTCTGTGAACCAACATCAACGGCTTTCCAGAATGCAACGTTGGCGTTAGGTTGCGAACAATCCGGAAAGGGGTGGTCCTCGTGAAAGCCAACATCCCGCTTAGCTGCGAGGCTGTTCCTCTAGCGGACCTAGCCCCGGACCACGTCTTCCAGGGCGATTGGTGCCCTCATTCACGCTATCCATGTATATGTCGTCAGCGTCAGATCCGATTAGCAACGTCGGATGACGCCGCAGCACCGCGGACAGAAAGTCGCGATCTGGCTCGCGGATACGGCCTGCAAACAAGAAGTCGATCGATACACTGAAGCGATAGGCGAACTCGCTCAGTTTGCTCAGCGTCGGGCGCTCAAGCCCGGCCTCGATCCGCAGCCAGTGCGTGACATCGAGCCCCATCGCCACCGCGACTTTCTCAATGTCTGGTTCCTTCATCTCGCGCACCCAGCGGATCCGGTCGGCCATCGACGGGGATAGCGTGAGAGCCATAAGTTCCAGATCGCTCAGGTGATTTTCGTCGCGGCTCAGCGCGCCGTCCAGCAAGGTATCGATCGAGGTGCCGGTGAGGGCGCGAATTTGCATCAAGGGCACCACGCCGATCTCATTGCGCCCCGACTCCCACTGGCGATAGGTACTGTCGTCGATGACGAGCATGCGCGAGAACTCCCGCTGGGTGAGGTTGGGCTTACCAATGCTGAGCCCGTAGGCGCGACGCAATCGCGTCAGACGCCGTCCCAGAAGACGGTTCAGCGCCTTGTCCTGGCCGCGCTTTTTCCCGAGCCGGACCGCTATAGCGTCGGGTTCGTTCGCTAAGTCTGACATGTGGGGTTCCCCGCTCTCACATTACGCGAGGACGATCGCACAAATCGCTATTCACGGGAATAACGCAGTACGCGATCTAGCTCTTGCTTTGCCGAACGCCACGTTCGCATAATACTCGAATGCGTCGCCAGAACACATGGCTCGATAGAATTCTCGCCGACCGCCATCTCGAGCGCTCCGACCTCGCGTCGGTGCTGGGGGTGACGACCACGGCGGTCAACTTCTGGGCCAACCGAGTCAGGATCATGCGGCCGGAGTACGCCATGACGGCGGAACGGCTGCTCGGCATTCCCAAGGGCCTGCTGCGTCCCGACCTCTGGCCGCCCGAACCCACACCCCTCTCGGCCGGTGGCGGTCTCGTGTCGAAGCGTTCCCCGCCTCAACAGCACGCCACCGGATGAGCGGACGCGGGGGGCGGTCCCCGCGTCCGAAACCCTTTGGAGATAGTATCCATGCCGTCCCTCGCCGAAGCTCATTCGCACAACGTCCCGCCCGAACTGTTCCTGTCGCACTACCGGACCATGCGGGATACCAAACGAGCCAAGGACGAGGCCGGCGCGGCGTTTCTGCGCGCCAGCAAGGCGGCGACCGCCGCCGGGATCAACCTCAAGGCGACCAAGCTGCTCGATAAGCTGACCGAGATGGATGCCGACGAGGTTGACGTCCTGCTGCGCCAGGTCGCCAGCTATTCGAAGTGGACCGGCAAGCCGATCGGCACCCAGGCCAATCTGTTCGGCGATCCGGACGTGCCGGAGGTCAAGACCTCGGCGGCCGTGGCGCAGAGCGAATGGTCGGCCGGCGAAGCCGGCTACAAGGCGGGCAAGGGCGGCGGGCTCCGCGAGGAGAACCCGTTTCCAGAAGGTAGCCCGCTGCACGTAGGCTGGGACAAGGGTTTTCTGCGCGGCCTGAAAATCCTCGCCGCGAACCTGCGGCAGAAGGCAGATCTCAAGGCCGAGAAGGCGGAGGCGAAGGCAGGGGCGCAGGCGAAGCCAGACGACGACGAGCAGCTGGAGGAGCAGCCGCCCACGCCACGCCGCGGCCGCGGCAAGCGGGTCACTCACCAGCCGGACGAAGTTCCCAGCACCACCCATTGATCGCCCGCGGAATGCGGGCCGATGTCGAACCGGGGGCAGCATAGCAAGCGCTTTGACTTAACGCCGTGGGAGCCGGAGGAGCACGCGCTGCAGATCGACTGCACCACGATGCTCAAGCGGATCCTGCTGCCGCAGGTCGCCTGGACGGCGATCGATCACGCCCATTCCTTCAATCCGACGATCGGCCGCAACGGCAAGCCCATCGGCCTGATGGAAATGGTCAAGCGCAAGGCACGTGGTATTCGGGCCGGGCTTCAAGACTATTCGTTTTGGCATAGCGGCCTTGGCTTTGCGATCGAGCTGAAGAAGTCGGCCGCGGCGCCGCTGTCGAATGACCAGAAGATTTGGCTGCGCGAACTGCAGGCGGCGGAAGTCCCGGTCCGTATTTGCTGGACCATCGACCAGGTCTTTTGGTCGGTCGACGGCTGGGGATTGGTCCGGCCTGGCGTGCGATTGGCGGCAGCATGACCGTCGATGCGCGCGATAGAGCGATCGCCAATTGCCTGCACGTCATGGCCGGGCAGGGGCAGGGTCTCTATTCGTTGGACCTGTATCCCGACTGGATGCTGCCACAAGCCTACATCGCGGCCAGGGCGGGCGACCTGGAAGCCTGCCAGGTCCTCGGGTATTTCAAAGCGGTTTCCAAACAGATCGACAGCGGTGAGCCGACCCTCTGCCTGACGTGCAATGTGAGGTTCGGTCGCGACTGCTTTCCGGGGGCGGTCTCGGTGCTCCAGCCGTTCATCCCGAACCCTGAACACGGCGTCGCCCAGGCACTGTGCGTCGATTGCGCGGGCCGGCTCGACGTTCGCGAACGCATCCTGACCGCGCTGAAAAGCATGCTTGGGTGGGACGCGTTGCGGCTGATCAACCAGCACCACGAGGGAGGGCGGGCGTGAGCACAAGAAAAGAGAAATTGCGCGAGGCACAGGAAGATTTGGAACTCGCCGACGTTAGCGAGCCGATGCCAGTTCATCCGTTGGCGGCCGTATTCCCGATGATGACGGATGACGAACTTGCCGATCTTGCTGACGACATCAAGACGAATGGGCAAATCCATCCGATCATCGTCGATGGCAGCGGCCAGCTCATTGACGGGCGGAACCGTCTGCGAGCCTGCGAAATCGCCGGTGTTGAGCCACGTATTGCTCCGCTGAACGGACATGATCCGCAGGCCTTCATCGTGTCGGCGAACCTCGCGCGGCGGAACCTGTCGAAAGGCCAGCAGGCGATGGCGCTGGCGATGATCTACCCAGAGCCGGAAAAGGGTGGCCGGGGGAAAGTCTCACATATTCATGAGAGTTTAGGGGTCAGTAAGGGAGCTGCTCAAAATCTACTGTCGCAAGCTCGTAAGATCCTCGGTCATTCTATCGACCTTGCAAAGCAGGTCATCGCCGGATCGACGCACTTCGACGAGGCGCTGAAATCGGTCATAGCCGCCGAACAGAAGAATAAGTCGCGCGATGCACAGCTTAACGAGCTTCGGACCAAAGCGCCGGACGTTGCGGCGCTCGTCGCCGACGAACGCATAAGTCTCGAAGCCGGTCTTGCCGAACTCGGTCAGCGTCAGCGGGCGATCCGGAATATCATTGAGAGCGCGAAGTCGAGCGCGACCAAGTTCGTCGGGTTAGCTGCGCATGTAACCATTATCGAAGGCGCCCTCCGGCTAACCGATGAGGACCTCGCGATGATTGCCGTCGATCCAGACGACGCGGACCCTTTGAGTGAGCTTCCCGTCAAAGAGATAATCTCGGCGGCTGCGGCGATAGATGAATTAAGGCATCTAAAGACCTCAAACGACTGAGGAACACTTTATTATGTCAAGTAGAGCAAAGAGAATACGAGAGTATAACGAGCAACTCGTTAACGAGGTCAAGGCAACCCTTCCCCGCAATGAGGATGGGTCCCTCATCGAAGGAGGCCTTCGGGCGGCTTTGGCAAGGCGGCTACGCGAGAAGATCAACCTAGACACAGTTGCCGATCAGCGCGCAGCGGCTGTGATCGAAAGCCTAACGAAGCAACCCGGTGAAGATGACGACGACGATGCTGGCGGCCTGCAACTGAACTTATTCGGCGATCTCTATGGCTATAACCCACTGCGTCTCCTCAAAGATTCATCGGGCAATATCATCGAGGAAGAACGGGCGCCGGCATCATTCTTCATGGCGGAGTTGGTGCGCAGTTCAGAACATATGCGGCGAGCGACACTCTGGAACAACCGCAAGGCTCGCAAGGTCGAATTCTTTTTGCAGTGGTGCGCGGCTGAGAGAGCGAAGGGGCGGCCGGAACGCGAATTGATATGGGGCAACTGCGCCAAGGAAACTGGCATTGTCCACGAGAAGAAAAAGTGAGCGCTCGCCGCCAGCTCTATCCGCCGATCCCGCTCGTCCTCGTCTGCGCCTGCGGCTCGGACAAGATCATCGCCTGTCAACCGGGTACCGACCCTCGCCGTACCGGAAAGGTCGTGCCCTTCGTTAAGCCGCCGCCTGATCCGATGGTGTGCTGGTGCGCTGCTTGCTGGCCGTGGTCGGTCCCTCGCCACGGCAAGCGCAAATCCAAAGTTCGCCACTAAAAACGGGAGACGAGCCATGAGCCGTTCAGCGACCTGGATGCCGTTCTATGTGGGGGATTATCTCGCCGACACCGGGCGGCTGACCACGACCTGCCATGGCGCCTACATGCTGCTCATAATGGACTACTGGCGCAACGGCCCGCTGCCCGACGACGATCAGATCCTGGCCACGATCACCCGGCTGGGCGACTGCGCCTGGCGGAAGGTCAAGAAGGTGGTGCGGCCGTTCTTCCATGCGCATGATGGTCGGCTGCATCACCGGCGCATCGACGCCGAGCTGGCGAAGGTCACGAACATCAGCGGCAAACGTCGTGGCGCCGCGCAGGCACGCCACGATGCAAACGACGCGGTTTTGCATGCAAACGACCATGCAAACGAGGCGGTTTTGCATGCAAACGACCATGCAAACGAGGCGGTTTTGCATACCGATTTGCATGCTGACTCACGCGCGTCCGCGTTACCTTCACAATCACAGAAACAGAAACCAAGAAAAAGAACCCCCCCTAACCCCCCCGCCGAGGCGGGTGGGAACGTGGGTGTGGTTGAAGACGTTTATTTTCAAACGTTTATCGATAATTACCCACGGCGAAAGGCCATCGACGCGGCCCACCGCGCCTGGCAGGCCCGGATCGCCGAGGGCATCGATCCGGAGGAAATCCTCGAAGGATTACAACGTTTTGAGTTCACCAGCCGGATCGATAAGATCCCCTATCCGGCGAACTGGCTGCGCGCCGGCCAATGGCGGGACGTGCCGGATTCCGCCGCTGAACCGGGCTTCGATCCGGTCCTCAGGGCGGTCGGCCTGAAGCCCGCGGACTTCGTGAATTGCACCGACGAGGAACGGAGGTTGCTGCAATGACACGCGAAATTTGGGCCGCAATCCTGGCGAAATGGGCCGCGCCGATGGACCCGGAGCGGGGCGCGAGGGCGCTCGGGGCGATGCTCCCAGGGCTGGCCGGATACCCGGACGCGGCGTTCACCGAGGCGAGCGCCCGGGCGATCGCGCTGACCGGGCGGATCCTCAGCGACGGCTCCAGGGCGCCGCTGGCGCGCATCCCGACCTTCGGCGAGCTGCAGGATGGGCTTGGCCGGTGGTGGCATGAACACGGCCCAAAGCGCCAGCTTCCGGCCATTGGTCAGGATCGCGTTGACATCCCCAAGCCGCGCGATGCGCCGACCGAGGCCGAATTGGAATACGTTGGCGGCATCGTTCACGCGCTGCGGTCCGATCTCGGGGTTCAGGCGATGGAGCGGGAAGCGATGACCATGCAGCCGCGTTTGGTGAAGCATTTGCCGCGTCCGATGACCGACGAACAGCTCATCGAGACCTACAAACGAGCCGGTCCTGCGGGTGCAAAACGTCTGCAAATGCTGCGCGAAAAGATGGCTCGCGAGAGCGCCGAAGCGATGCAGGCGCGCGTGAAAGCCGCCCAAATGGCCGTGTTCTATCCCGATCATGACCGCCACGATGAGGCGTATGCGGGCGCGCAAAACGTGCGAAAAACTGACGCCGAAAATGACCACGAATTTGGCGTCGAAAACGAGCGCGATTTTGGTGCGCAAATTTGACGCCGAAAATGACCACCATTCGGAAGCCTAAAATCGTCGTGGTTTCGACGGCAAAAATGGCGTCCGGAAAGGCCCCATCCGTCGGCGACTACATGGCCGGTCGGAATCATCAAGCCTACCGCATCCTCGGCGTGACCATGCTGCGTCAGGCCGGGTCCGCCGAACGCCGCTACCGCCTGTCCTGCATCTGCGAGCCGCGCCAGGACGTGCCGGCCGGCGCGGTGCTGCACCCGTGGCGCCTCGGCACAAAGCTGCCGCCCAAGATCAGCCGCGCGGCGATGCCGCCGATCGTCTCGCCGCTCTTGCTGCGCATGGGCATCCGCGACCGTGAGATGCTCGAGCGTCTGCAATTCCGCACGCCGCTCTTGCTGGCGATGGCGCTGGAGCCGATCCGCACGGCGCGTGCCCAGGCTACCGCGCAGCAGCGCGATCGCGTGGCCCGGGTCGGCCGCGACCGTGGGGTGGTCAACCTGGCCGACTTCGGTGCGGCACTGCGCCTCGATGCCGTGCGCACCAGGGATGGCACCGTGCTGCGCGAAGCCGATGTGCTGGTACACGACGAGCCCGAGGAACCCGGCTCACGCCGGCGCATCCGCCGTGCCCGCCGGGCCGACCCGCTCGATACCCTGCTGAAGCATGGCAGCATCAACCGGCGCCAGCACACCGCCGCCATGGCGCTGCGCGGGGACTGTGAGGCGGCTACGCCCAAGCTGCCGTCCTGTGCCGCCCAGAGCGAGGTCCACGCGGTGCCATGGGCGCGCCTCGGCGTCACGCCGTCGCAGCTGACGGCCAGCGCCGCCGCCCGCGACGCCCTGGCCTGTCTGCGTGCCCAGCATCTCCCCGTGGTGATCTGGATCGTCGGGGGCGGCACCATCACCGGCTACGTCATCTACGCCCGTGTACACCGACAGACCGCTACCGAGCGGCTGCGAGCGGGACTGAGTGAACTCGCCAACCACTACTATGGCCAGGAGGAAGCGGCATGACGGAACGGACGCGCCAACTGCGGGTGCCCCGCGCGACGGTGGTCGCGGCGATCCTCAGCGCACACGGCTTTCCGGTCAGTTCGCCCGACGATGGCGATCTCGATGACCTCGAAATGGAACGCTGGGAAGTCTGCCTGGAGATCGTCGACCGGCTGTGTGAGCCCGAGGCATGAGAGCCCCGAAGCTGGCGCCCACCGCGACGGCCAAGCCGCCGCTCGTGCGCGAGGTGATCGACTTCCTCGACATCAACCGCCTGGTGCCGAACCCGCGCAATCCGCGCAAGCACTCGGACGATCAGATCAACCGGCTGATGGCGAGCCTGCGCACCAACGGCCAAACCAGGCACGTGCTGGCCCGCAAGGCGAACCTGATGCTGATCGCCGGTCATGGCGTGCGCGAGGCCGCCATGCGCCTCGGCATGACGCAGCTCAGCGTCGTGCTGCTGGACGTCGACCAGAAGGAGGCCGACCGGATCATGCTGGCCGACAATCGGCTGGGCGATCTGTCGACCTCGGATCCCGACAACGTCGCGGAGATCCTGCGCACCATCGACGCCACCGACTGGCTGGCGACCGGCTACACGCCGGAAGAGGGCGAGAAGCTGTTCAAGGGCATCTCCGGCGCCGACCTGGTGGTGACCGAGATCGAGAGCGATGACCGGGCCGACGCGTTCTGGATCAGCGTGCGCGGGCCCCTGGGCGAGCAGGCGCAGGCGCTGCAGCGCATCAAGGCGCTGATGGCCGATATGCCGAAAGTAGAGGTGACGTTGGGCACGACCGATGACTTCTCGTGAGGTTTCGCTTTGCCTTGGTTGCATGCGATGGCACGAGCCGCCGGTGCCGTGCGAGCACGACAGTTCGAAGCCGTGTCTCACGTGTGGTCGGGTGCGCGGCTATCGATGGAACGACGACAAGGGCAACCCGGCAGCGCCGGCCGTGATGTGCTGGTCCTGCTGGGATGGCGAAGCGCGGAGGCAAGTCGCATGAAGGTTGAAGACCCGATCACCTCGCCGCCGACGATCCAAGGCCGCTTTGCCAGCGTCTGGGCGATCGACTATCCCCGCATACTGCGCAATCGCGGGGAGGACCCGTCCGGGATCAAGGCGGCCGTTGCGGGATGGCTGGTCGAAGCGCCGTGGGCACATCCGTTGTGGCACAGCTACTATGTCACCTTGATCCATCTGCGGCCGGTCGATGGGCTCGGCGATCCGATTATCCATCTGCCGGCCGCGACGCATGAGCTGACGGTCTTCGCCCTCGATCCGGTCGCGCCGCGGGACAATCTGGTGGAACGCGGCGCCGCCGCGCTGCTGTCTCCGGTCAACTTCGCCGCTCAGCTGATCTGCGATAGCGACGCGGCGGCGATGGCCGATGCGGCGGCGGCGATACAAAGGATCTGCGATGGGACGCTCAGTCCGGACACGGATTTTCTTTCGCAGTGGATCGATCTGTTCGGCGACAACATGGTGAGAAGATGACGTCTCTTGATCCGCAATTCATCGCCGGCATGCGCGCCGGCCTCGAGGCCGCAGCCAGGCGCTATGACGGGCAGCGTGCTTCGATTGAGCGAAGCCTGGCGGTCGAGAAGGACAAACGCGAGCAGGATCGCTACCGCGTCTGGGTGCAGGACAACCAGGCGCACGCCGCTGGTCTGCGGGGCATGGCCGAGCAGTTTGACGCCAATCCCAACGAGCTGCTGGCGGTCATGGGTAACGACAAGCCGCCGCCCGACCCGGACAAGGAGGACATGGCCCATCTGGCTAAGCTGCTGCTGCGCAAGGCGCGTGAGGATGACGAGGGTCTGCTGGCGCTCTTTTCGAACAATCTGAACACGATCATCGCCGCGCTTGATCGGGCCTCGGCTGCCGACCCCGAACCGAAGGCGCCGACGAAACTACGGCTTGCGACAAACGCGAGCCTGCACCTGCTGCACGATGAGTTGGTCACCATGTCGGCGGATGCGGTGATCGTCATCGGCGCCGTCCATGTCCAGGCCCACGAGCTTCTGGTGGTGGTTAGGGAAGCCCTGGCGTGGCGCGAGGACGCCACAGATCAGTGACCGAAGATCTCGAAGTCCCGGAAGGAACGATCAAAATTATCACCAAACGATCCGAGATGGTATTCGGACCACCCAAAGGATTTCTGGCGTGGGACGAAATCCGGTTTCGCCGATGCGAAGCCTGCGGCGAGAATTGGGCGGACGATCCATCGCCGCTTTGCCTTGGCTGCATGTCACAGCAAGTTCGTTAGTCTTTTCAGATCGATCCGATAGAAACTTGCGCGTCTACCAGAGGAGAAACGTAATGTCTGATGATACGACCACGACAGCCGTCACTACGACGGACGCAGACCCGCCCGCGACGCCAACGCACGTTGTCGTAGCACCGGGCCATCGTATCCTGCATCACCACCGTCACGCTACCGGCCAGGTGGTAGCGTCGGTCTCTCACGCCGGTGAGACCGTCGCGGTGTCGCCGGGCGACGCCGATGCCCTGGTTGCCAGTGGCGCGGCGACGCCGGCCCCATCGCAACCGGCTGACAGTCTCGACTAGGATCAGCGGGGGCTTCGGCCCCCGCGCGTTCTCGGAGGATTTGATGTCAGACCAACCGCCCGCAGCCATCAATAATCGCGTTGAGACGGGGCTAAGTTTTGTCTCCCCAGTGCAGATGCCGACCCTCACGCTTGGCGGCAACATAGCCAGCGTAACGGATGACGGGACGGTTCGTATCGACTGGCCGAAGGTCGAAGAAGCCGCTCGCCCCCATGATCCGACCGCGTCAGCTTGGGTCGTCGACGGCGTGACCCGGAGCATCGCCAGGATGCTGATCGCTGTGCGGGATCACACCTCCAAAACGTTCGACGAGCGGTAACCGATGGAACAACTCTTATCTCAGTGGCAAGCTATGGCGTGGATCGCTTGGCGGACCAAAGAGGCGCTGCGCGCCTTCCAAGAGCCCGATGGATCGAAGAAGTGGCAGGACGCGCTCGCCGGCAAATATCCGCCGGGGCTTGGTCGTCCGAGGATGATGACCCCGCAGCAGGCGCAAGCCGATCTCGAGCGTAGCGTTAAGGCCGGCGAGGTGCGTCCCATCGACCCGCCACGCGTCCTCCATTGAAGAAGTTATCGACAGACTTATCCCCCGAATTGGGGATAGTTCGATGTCGGATTGCGGGATGACATGCCACGGCTGAAAACGCCCTGCGAGAAGATCAACGGCTGGGCGATCCGCCAGAAGGATAGCGACCCGGGCGCGATCCGCGCGAAGGTGCAGATCCGCACGGCGGTGCTGGACGGCATCGGCGCCGATGAGGCCCGGGTGTTCGATGCCTTCGCCGGCGAGGGCACGATGTATCGCGAGGTCTGGAAGAACGCCGCGTCCTATGTCGGCTGCGACCTGGAGAAGTTCGTCCGCGATGAGCGGGTGGCCTACGTCGCGGACAACCGCCGGGTCATGCGGTGCATCGACATCGGCGCCTTCAACGTCTTCGACTTCGATGCCTACGGCTCGCCGTGGGAACAGGTCTACCTGATGATCAAGCGGCGCCAGGTCGCGCCTGGCGAGCGGATCGGCGTGGTACTGACCGAGGGCCAAGGCATGAAGATGGACATGGGGGGAATGTCGGCCGCGCTGTCTCTGGTGGCCGGGGTGCGCCAATACATGCCCGGCATGGGCGCGGCGCAACAGCAGATCGTCAATCGGGCGGTGTCGCGCACCGCGACGATGATGAATACGACGATAGAAAAGCACTTTCAGGCGATATCAAAGCATTCGAGCACTATCCGCTATATCGGGATGGTGCTGCGCGGGGCGGAGCATGGCTAATGCGCATCCGCTGGGTGAGCGAACGGCGGCGCGCCGCGGTTGCAGACCACCGGGTAGAACGCGTTGTCGGTCGGCAGCCTCTCGCCGTTATGCGAGGCGGCCCACAGCATCGACGCGGTTCGCATGTCTTGGGCATGGATCAGGTTGCGAACGGTATCACTGGCGCAGAACTGCGTCTCGATCTCGGTCAAGGCGGTGTTGAAGTGGGCTTCCGCCTCCCGCCGCGACGCCTCGGCTTGCGCTATGCTGGTTTCCAGCGTGCTCACCCTGGCGTTCAGCCGGCCGCGGTCGGTGCGACTTTCAGCGTCGGCCGCAACCCCCGAAGTCGCCTGACTTTCCAATTGGCGCAAGCGACCCTCGGCGACGGCCTGGATTGCCTGGTCTGCCGCCCGAGCGGACTTGAGTTGTTCCATCGCCAGCACCTGCGGCGCGGTGGCGACGTTGATCTGCAGCCCGATCAGCAGCCAGCACCCGCTCAACACGCCGAGCACCACGGTGGTCATGCCGATCAAGAGCATCCAGTTCGGTTTACCCTGCTCGGCGATGGTCTTATTGATCGGGGCCAGCGACTCCTCCAGCCGCTCGCGCATACCGACTATCTGTGCTTCGAACTCTTGGCGGGTGACCGCGCGGGCTTGCGCCTCGACAAAGCTAGTTCGGAAAGCTTCCTGGTTTTCGATGCGCCGGTGAACGGCATCAAGCTGAGCCGTGAGAGCCTGGCGGTCGGCCTCATAGCGATACTTGATGAGTTCGTCGTTGGCTACTTGCTTTTGCTCCAGGAAGTCGCCGAGGATTTCGACGGTCCAATTGGAGCGATCAGGTTCGGTCACGGGCCTGCCTTGCCGGGTCGTCGGCATGAACCTTCTCTCGCTAGAGCGAACTTCTCCGGCATAATCCCGTCTCGGGAGTCGGTATTATGACACATCGTTTAGACGCCAACTAACCGACAGGTTTTTCGTAAGCCGAATTGGCCCTACGTCCGTAGACACTATCACGCGATCGCGAGGCGACACAATGAAATTGACCGATTGTCACATTCCCGATGCGCGAACGATACGGGGCCGGCAGGCATGAGTCCGGGCTGGCAGTGGGCGCTGGCGACCGGCTTGCTGGTAGCGGTCGTGGCTTGGTTGTTATGGCTGGTGACGGCAGCTGTTAGATGATCTTCTCGAAGCGAGCGGCCCATTCCGCCAGCGGGCGCACCCAACGGCGGCCATCGGTTTGCGACTGGTAGACGATCAGCCGCTCACCAGTCGCCTCGGCCGCGGCCAGACACAGCACACGATAGAAATGGCCGCTGTGATGCTCCCAGATTTCGCCGGCTTCGGGCTCAGCGTCCATCGGTCACCGGCACGCATGGGACAAATGCAGGAACCCGGCGGTCCACAGATACAGCCCGCAGACGACGAAGCCGACCAGCGCGCCAAAACAGAGCACCAACAGCCCGCCGTTACGATGCGCCGAGTTCTCGGCCAGTTCGGCAAACTGCCAGTTGACGACGCCACGCAGGCGGAGGATCTCCTGCATCGCATCCGGCGCGGCTTGGCTGCGCTGCGCTGGATCGGGCGAGCTGAGCCGGTCCAGCAGACTGTTGGTGAGAGGAGTGACCGAGGTCGTTTCATTCTGGTTCGACATTCATGGCCTTTCCGCGTCTTGTTCGTTCAAGACGCACGCCATGTCGATATCTGCAAGTGTGAAAAGGGCGGGCGACCGGACTCCGCCAGTCGCCCGCCGGGCGTCCTACTGCCAGGATAAGCCTGGGTTCAGACCACTCAAATCACGTGTCGTCCCGGTGTCGAAGCATTTGACACATCGCTGTTCAAATAGCCAATGACATTTAGGCGGATCATGGCGCCACCGCGACTTCAGCGATCGGGCGACCGCATTCGATACAGCGCAAAAGCATGCTTCCCGTCGCCAGGTTATAGGCGACGGTCAAGCCAGCATCGAGATGGCATTTCGCATGTAGAAACATCTCGCGATGATCTTCGTGCGTGCAGCCCGGCGTCGAGCATTGCGCGCGGTCAAGCTGGGTTCTGGTCAGCATCATGTTTTCCGCCCCGCGCGTTCGAGCAACGCCCAGGCGACGCAGCGCTCGGCATCGGCGAGTTCCAGCAGCTTCTGGGCCATCTGCTCGACGCCGATCTGCTTGGCCAGTGCGACGGTGCCGTGGCCGAGGATCGTCACCGCGAGCCAAGGCGCCGGTGGTGGCGGCAGCGTCATGACCCCCGGTTCGTTGGCCACGTCGGCATACATCGCCGCCCAGGCTTTGGCGCTGTTCGGCGGCGGATCATCCGAGGGCGAAAGCGTCGCATCCCAGCACAGCACGCAATACGATATCGCGTAGCCCTGCTGGCGCATGGTCCACTTGAAGACCTCACCGGCATCACCCTGGCGTCGCGGCTCGTGCAGCTCGACGCTCCAGCCGGAGCTGAGACTACGGTCGCGGTTGATGCGCTCGATTAGCTGCTTGATGACGTCGTTGCTGACGTCATCGCGCACGCTGACCACCGAATGGCCGGTGGTCAGCGTGATGAACGTGAATGCGCTCATTTGATCTCCCTAACGAGCCTGGATCATCGCCTTGGTCATGGCGACATCGGTGGGGTCATTGGCGTTGTGCCAAAAGATGCACGCCGCCTCATACATCGCCGTCCGCGCAGAGAGTGGCAGCCGCTCGATGTGCTCCGCCAGGTGCTGCGCGTCGATGCCCCACTTCGCGCCGAGGTTCGGGGTGTCGGCGACGTTCGCCCAGGCGTTAGAGACGGCGATCGGATGAATGAACTCGATCTGGGCGCCGTTGTTGGCGTCGAGGAAGGCCATCCATTCGTCCTTGGTGAAGGGCAGTTGCCTGAGTTCGTGGGCGATCAGGTCGAGGTATCGCGCGGCGATCCCGTTGATCCGGAAGTTCTTCTCTTGGTCGTCGCATCCGACGAGCAGCTTTTCCAGCGCAGGCAGTTCGTCTACTTCGATCATTGTGTGTCCTTCCGTGATGTCGCCGCGTAACGCAGCATGTCCATGATCTGCTCGCGCATGTTGACCGATGCGCACCACAACACGCAGTCGCTGCCGAATGCGCTCACTTGCCAGTAGACCGCGTCACCGTCGGGGCCGGCGCCCATCAGCATCAGCCACCAGCCAATCCGACGGCCGGTCGGCAAGACCTCGACGTAGTGGCGCAGCTGCATCAACGGCGGCCCTGGCGTGTACCCAGCCTCCTCGCGCAGCCCGCGGGTTTCGAGATCGAGCGCGATCGCCTGCTCAATCTCGTCTCGGGTCACTGGCTCACCCAGCACACCCCCGATGGCCTCGATCGCTTCGAGTGCATCGGCGGCGACGCTGTTGCCGGGGCGATGCCCGAGCAGCATCACCGAGCCGACTGCCATCGGCAGAATGCGCGGCGTGGCCCGCCGATAGCCGAGGCGGAACACGGCGCGCGCCAGGTCGGCGGCATACTCGCTCATCAGTCGCCTCCCTTGCAGGTGATGGCGTCCTTCATAGCAGCCCCCGGCGTCGGATACCGGGCATAGAAGCGCTTGATCTCCGCGTCCCACGCCTCCGGTCCGGCCCATTCTCGCAAGCCGGAGCGATGCCAGTTCGCCACTGTACGGCTGAACTCCGGCGATACGGTGGTGAACCGCAGTGCGCGGACGACGCCGGCGCCGTCCAGGGTGTGGATGGTGAGCGCCAGCCGCACCTTTCGATTGTCCCAGAGCGCCTCCTCGTCCGGGATCTTGCGCAGGTCAGGATGGGCCAGCCCCGGCGCGTAGGGTCCATCGAACTCGCCGATCGGCGTGTTGACCAGGAAGCAAAAGCCGCCCGTCATCTTCAGCACGCCGAACCGATACGTAGCCTCCTGGAGCTGCTTGGCCTCGCTGTCGCTCAGCGGATCAAACACGAGCAGCACAATAAAGCCGCTCTTCGTGAGAACGGTCTGCATGCCCTCATGCTTCACGCGCAGATTATCCCACAGCGGATGTTTCGTATGGAGCATCACGGTCATTGGTTTGTCGCTGTCGCTCATGCTTTGCTCTCCCGTGGTGGTGTCGCCGCAGGGCAGAGTTTCGACATGGCACGCCGTAGCGCGGCTATCTGCTGGGCGGTCCAATGTTCCGGCCATTCGCCAGCCAAAAGAAACTGTGCCGCGTTATAGAGTGCCGCCTTTTCTGCTTCGGTGAGAATCGGTTCGTCGCTCATGCTTTGCTCTCCCGTGGTGGTGTCGCCGCAGGGCAGAGTTTCGACATGGCACGCCGTAGCGCGGCTATCTGCTGGGCGGTCCAATGTTCCGGCCATTCGCCAGCCAAAAGAAACTGTGCCGCGTTATAGAGTGCCGCCTTTTCTGCTTCGGTGAGAATCGGTTCGTCGCTCATGCTTTGCTCTCCCACGCCTTCCGCGTGGCGGGCACGTCCAGCAGCGCGGCCTCCCAGGTCGGCGCGCGGCAGGTGTGGAACACCATCGTCTCGCGGCCGGCGTTGATCCGCTTCAGATAGCGGTGGTTGCCGTCGAGCAGCAGGAAGGACCCATCCTCCATGAACACGGCAATCCCCGGCTCCTCCATGCGAGCGCGCGGCATTCGTCTCAAGTGCGCCATGTTGATCCCCCTGGTTTCATCGATCATCCTGGCGTCTTCCGGGATAAGGGGTATTTCGATCGTCTCCCATTGCTCGGGGTGTTGCGCGTGCATCTCGATCAGCCGCGGGATGCAGAACACGAGGTCTTCGTGGCCCTCGCGAGTGAATATGTAGAGTTGGCCTTCGCCGGGCGCGGTGAATGTCGAGCCGTCGCGCAGCCGCACGGTCAGCGGCTTGTTGCTGTCAGGTATGTTCATGGGCCTTCGCCCTCCTTGAAAACGTCGGTGTGGACGCTGATCTGCTCGCGCTCGATCTCGACCCAGGTGTGGCCGTCCTCCTGACGAATAGCTTTGGTACGGGCCGTGGTCTGGTTGGTCGCCTCAACCTCAATCGAGACGACCAGCTCAACACGGAGGACTTTCGTCCTCCGCACTGTGAACAGCGGCATCAGCCGAACAGGCTGGTTTGCACGGCCGACAGATGCGCCGGCAGCGGGATCGGATTGACCCGGCCACGCTTCAAGGCCTCGACCAGCCAGGCGTTCTCGGGCCTGGCCAACTCCTGTTCGGTCGCGGCCTTGCCATCCGGGCTCAACGGCAGCAGTTTGAAAGCCGGTCGCACGTTCTTTTCCCGGCTGGCGTGGGATCCCGTCGTGGGGCGTTCGATCGCCACCGTCCGCTCCCGCAGCCCATTACGGAACAGGTCCTCAACGCTCCGATAGTCCGGCAGGATCGCTGGTTTGCCCTTGATGTCGGTGAGCAGACTCATGGCGCCCGCCGGCGAGGGCCAACGGGCCTTTGGATCCGCCGCGACCACCCACGCCGAGGCATCCACGAAGCCGCCCCAGACGCAGCGGCAAGGCACATAGTCGAGCCAGAGCAGGAAGCTGCCGGGTCGAGCCCAGGACGGCACGGTCCCAGGGTCGGCACCGAACGCCCTGATGATGGCCTCCGGCGCACCCGGCGCCTCGCGATCGCCCGTGGGGTTCAGCAGCTTGTGCAGGCGGGTCGACAGCTCCCCGACGAGCTGGGCTTCGTCATTCAAGGCTTCGGACGATGACCACCGCCCGAAATAGATGTTCGTCTTCCGCGGCTGCGCCATGAAAGCATCCACCCGATCGAGCACCGCGCCGATCTGGCGAAGCAGATCCTCCTCGGTATCGGGAATTGCCGGCTTTTTCCGACGATCGGCTTTCCGCAAGAACCGGGGCGCGCGCGCCCGTGTCGGCTTGGCGGACTTTGCAACGTTACGCTTTGCCATAGCTGGCTCTCCTGTTCCATCGGCTTAGTCGCCGAATGGCCTGCGTCTTGACTGGCGCAGAAGGAACCTGCATCGAGCGGATGCAGCTTCCTTCCTCGTCAGATCAGTTGCGATCGATTGTTCAGTTGGCGTGTCAGTTGATGGTAGTGTTCCGGCAGCTGGCGGAACGTTTGTTTGTCGATCGTGGCACCGCCTTTCTCGTCCGGCAGACGCTCCCAGCCGTTGTCGATCAACCACTGAAAGCGCCTGCCTGGGCTCAATGTCGCCGGGGCATTCGTCCAGTTCGGATGCGAGCGTATCTGGCCGGATTGCTTGTGCCAGAGCGGGATCTCGGCCCGTCGCGCCGCATTCATGGCATCGACCAGCCATTTTCGCTCCATGATACGGGCACCAGCACCACTCTCGCCGCCGGTGATCGCCCACGAAATGCCTTCCAGGTTGATCTGATCGGTCGGGCCGATGATGGGCTCAATGCTGACGAAGAACGTCCCAGTGCCGGCGCATCGCCCCTTGATCGTGCGCATGACGTTCAACCGCGGTGCGACGTCGTTGTTCTCGACCGAGACGCCGATCCAGATATTCGCTGGGATGCCGCTCTTGCCATAGCGCGCAACGAGGATCTTACGCGCCCGGATCGGCCGCTTGGTCAGTATTTGGAAGATCGTTTCCGGCGCGGCCTCGAAGGCGTCGAGGGCCTGGTGAATAGCCTCCTCCGGCACGTCATCGTGCCAGAAGTCGGACATTGAATTGACGAAGCACAGGTAGGGCAGTCGCTTGCCGTCCGCCTCGACATGCGGCCGCATCCTGCGGATGTGGCTCAGCCGATCGAGGTGCAACACCACCCGGTCGAAGGGCGCGGCGAACTTTGCCTTGGTGATGGCGGCGCGGCTGGCCGGGGTATCCCCCGGCCCTCCACCCATCTTCGCGAACCGCGTCACCAGCGCTTCGGCATAGCAGTTGTTGCAGCCGGCGCTGACCTTGTGACAGCCGACCCACGCATTCAGCGTGCCACTACACCAACTGATACCGCTGTTCAGTACGACCATCGGTTACTCCTTGCATCGGGACTTTTTTAAGTTGTATCGCAAGTGCAGCCACGCCAAGCCGAGAAACACTGCGGCGGAAATGACTGGCCAGGCGAACAACATCAGGGGCGACGCTGTTATCATCATCGGTGCAGCACTCCGACAGCGTGCAAATACAGGAGCAACGTCATGATGACGGCTCCGGCGCCAACCAATGCTCCCCCGATAGCCCACTCCTTGAAAGCATGCTTCATCGTATCCTCCCGTTGCCACCCGCGCGGCCGGTCACGCCCTGGCTGATCGCCACACCCTCGGCCGCCGTGCGACCGGCGTTGTAGGCTCCCTTGTGCATGATCGACCGACCGCGTTTGTCGCCACCAAGCGTGATGCCCAGCGTCGCGAAGGCCTCATCGATCAGCGGCTTCTTCGCCAGCACCAGGTCGAAGCCTCGTGCCTTCTGGCTGAAGTCACGCTTCGACTTCAGGCCGCCCAGCCGCTCGCCCAGGCGCGCTGCCATGCCGTTGGCGAAGCTCGCTGTCATCTGGGATCGTCCGGCATGATCCAGCGTCGCCATTTCAGCGTTGAAAAACGAATACTGGCCTAGTTCGCGGTCGATTGCCCGCTGGAACAAGAGCGTCAGATATTCTGCGATCTCGGTGTCGATCTCGAGTCCCAGGAACGACAGAAACGCGCCATCGGTCCAGAGCTTGCAGTCGGTGAACTCGGCGATCGCCCTGGCTGACCAGCGAACTGGATGCGATTCCAGTTTGACGTCCAACCGCACGACCTCCTGGTCCTGCACCGTGGCTTCGGTCAGATCGATCTCGTAAAGCCCGAGCAGCCGATCGACATGTGCCGCCGCGGCCTCGGCCTCGGCCTCGGTACAGCCATTGGCCGTGGTCTTTGCCATCAACGCGCGGATGCGCGCGATCAGCGCGGCCCGGGCCTTGTCTTCGTTCGACATTGGATTGTTCTCCATGTAAATGGGGCGGCTTAATCGCCGCCCCATCATTCTTCACGCACGCTTCCTGATCTTGATCGGTGTGCGCCGGACCTCTGGCTTCACCGCCGGCTCGTCTGTCGGTGCATCATCATCGGGTGTCGGCTCCGGTGTCGGCTCTGGCTCTGGCTCGGGCTGCGGTTCCGGTGGCGTCTCAGGCTTGGGCGCGGCCGCCGCGGCCTTCCTCTCTTCGGCAATGACGAACTGGGCCTGGGTCTGGGCCACGATCTTCGCCACCCGTTCCTCGAACCCGCGTGCCTTGGCCTCATAATCGGCCTTGATGCGCGGGTTGGTGGCTTCTTCGGCCCATGCGTGGTTGCGCGTGGCATGCGCCCGCAACGCCGCCAGCGTCAGCTTCACCGCCGGCGCCATGATCGCCGCCGTCTCCCGCGAGACCGCGTTGGTCGCCAGTTGCATCGGTGCCACCACGAGCACCGCGCCCGGCCAGCCATCAAACCCGAACACCAGCGGTGCGTCCGTCGAACCGCTGTTGTAGGCGCGGATGATCATGCCGCCCTCAAGGACGTTCCCCTTGTCATCGGAGTATTTGGGTCGCTTCTTCTTGTCGATGCCGGCCTCGAGGATCTTGGCGATATCGCCGCAATGCTTGAGGTGTCGCGAGTTGATGCCGACCGGCTCCCACTCTCGACCCTTCACCTCACCATCCTCATCGAGCGGCGCGAAGCTGTTCAGCTTGAACGCCCCGTCCATGTCCGGATAGGTGTATGGCATCACCTCGATCTTGAAGATTGCATCGTCCGCCTCATCGGATAAGAGAGCGAACCCGCTGCCCTTCGTGTGCGTCAGCTTCACCATCGGTGTGTCGCTCATCGAGGCGATCATCTGCACCCGCTTGCGCAAGCCGTCGCCGTCGATCGTGATGCCTTCCCGGAGGAACGCTGGGATCGGAGCCGGCACCTCGAATGAGGCGATGAAGGCCTTGTTTCGGCCGTCCATCGCCGCGACCCGCCCAACCTTCTCACGCCGCGAGAGGTGGACGCCGCCAATGTAGGGCCGTGTCTGTTCCGCCGTGCCGGTGGTCGCCTCGGCCGCCAGCAGCAAAGCGGAATGGATCCGGATTATCTCGACCGGCGGGGTGATCTTCTCGCTCGCACCGCCGACCTTCTCGGCCTTGGCCTCCTCGGCCTTCGGCTTACCGTCGCGGATGACGGCAATCGCTTTACCCGTAGACATACCTCGTTCTCCGTTTCCCACCGGCTTAATCGCCGGATGGTTCTGCGACCTGGCGCATAGGGAGAGAGCGTGAAAAGCATGCTTCTTTTCACGCTCTCCCCATGCGTCAGCGATCCGCGTTCAGGCGGATCTCGATCAGCGGCGATCCCCGGAGGGATTTCGATGCCATGAGGACCCGCTCGACGATCTCGGCCATTCGCTGCTGCTGGTCATTCATCAGCTTCAGCACGGTGGCGAAGGCCTCGCTGTGCTCGTCTATTCGCGTTCTCGGGCGGGTTGCATATTGCAGGAGCGCATCGTGCAGCCGCGCAAGCTCGGCCGGGGTCTCATCGCGAATGCGCGACAGCACCGCTTCCGCGACAATGCGAAGGCCGGTTGAGGATAGCGCCGCCAGGGCAGCGGTTACCTCGTCTAGTTCGGTGGAGCTCATGTTCCCTCGCTTCTGAAGCCGGCGAACACCGGATGGCGTGGCGCGTCCTTCGTGCCGATGTCGAGGAAGCGGTAGCGTACCGTCAGGCCGGCGATCTGCCCACGCCGCTGCCACAGCGCCGCGCGAAGCGTATCGTCCATCCCCGAGCCAATGCCGAACTCGATCCCCTCGAACGGCTGGCCTGGCGCCCCTCTCACGATAAGTGCCCCGGTCGTGCCCTTGCCGACGAGCCCGGCCTTCGCACTCGACCGCTTGGTTCGTCCAAGCTCGTTCTTCGTAGCCGCGTTCGTGTTATGCATCTGCTCATCGAGTCGGACGACGACCGCCTCGGCATCGGTGGTTCGCTTCACCTTCAGCAGCAGGTTTTCGTTCACGGTGGCGCGGCCCTGCTTGTAGCGACCCTCCGGGTGGCGCAGCATCACGCCCTCGAAGCCCATGCCCAACGCCGCTTCCTCGTAGCGCAGCAGCTCGGCCATGTTCTCGACAAGCATGCTTTCGAGCCACATCACGTTGGGCACGTCCTTGGCGGCCTCGATGACCATCTGGGCCGCCTTCGCCCGCCGGCGGAACGGGATGGCGCCCGTGGCGTCCATCATGTCGAAGACCAGGAACGTAAACGCCGGCTTGCCATCGAACCGCATCAGGCCGCTCGCGGTCTGGTTGTAGACATCCTTCGCGTTCGGATCGCCGACGATCAGCTCACCATCGAGGTGGCTGAGTGCCGCGGCATGCGTGCGGAAGAACTGGTCGACATGGCGGTTGGGGAATGGCTTCAGCGACCGTGTCTTCGCGCCTTCCTCGAAGGCCAGGCAGCGGATACCATCGAGTTTGGGCGTCGCGAAATACGGGAACTTCAGCAACGGTTCGCGAAAGTCCGTTGCCAGCATCGGTTTGAATGTCATGGTTCTCTCGTTTCAGTCGGCTTAATCGCCGGCATGGTTGGTGGGCGGCACGATGCCGCCCTCGCTCAGTCTACGCGGTAGTCTTGGGCCAGCGCCTCGAAGGTCGGATATTCCTGGTGCTCGATCCCTTCCAGGAGTTCGCCCCAGGTCTGCCCGCTCGCCTTCGGCAGCATCAGCAGGTTGGCGAAGTAAATGACCGGGCGGCCGTCCGCGAACAGCAGTGCGCACCCTTTCCGGTCGCCCCAGCCAAGCTGGCGATGGACCAGCGGCAGCAGTGGCCAGCGCGGCCATTCGCTCGGGGTCTGCATGAATGCGAGATCCCGGGCGATCCTTTCGGCTGTCGCGCTCATCGCTTTGCCATGACGTTGATGGCGAAGGTCAGCGCGGAAGCATGCTTTGTCGGGACAGAGACCGTGCCGCCGGTCGTGCCGACTAGATAGGTCTTGCCCGAGGACGAGGGAGGCGCGGCCTGGATGGCCTGCGCGCCGATGTCGATGGTGATGACGAGCTTGTCGCCCCTCACCTCATGAGTAACGTTGTGCATCGTGGTCTTTCGTGTGCCACCCGGCTTAATCGCCGGTGTGTTCTGGGTCTGGCCCATAGGTCGGCAGACGTGAGCGAAGCATGCTTACGTCTGCCTCCCATGCGTCAGTGGCTGCGACGACCCTTCAATCGCGAATTACGCGAATCAGGTAGCAAGGCTCCTGATAATCCCATCCTCCGCCGATCGGACGGTTGCGGCATACCCTCATCAGGCCCCTCGTCATCTCTGGTGGCAGCGCGCACGGTCCTAGCGGAATGCCGTTGCAGTGGTAGTTCACCACTCGCTCAGCGGTTGACGGCGCGGCGATTGAAGCCGTCATTGGGGCCGCCGTCAGCGCAGCGAGTGCCACGCCAGCCAGCATCAGATGCTTCCTCATCGCACGATCTCCCGCGCGAGATCTTCCGCGCCTATCAGGTAGTCTTCGAGATTGACCGTGTAATCGCTGATGACGTTCTCGCCACGGTCATTGCCATAGACGAACTTGACCCACCCGCAGGTGTCGGCTGCGCCGTCGCGGTGAAAATGCAGGGCGTCATCGTCCGTGGCATGAAGGCACGCCATGACAGCGGCCTCATCCTTCGAGTTGGTAATTGCAAAGTCCTCGCCGCCATCGTCCACCGACAGGCCGAAACCCGCCGCGATGGCGTCCTTGACGACTTGCTGCATGATCCGGCGCTCGACTTCGATCCGCTGGATTACGTCTCTGTCCGTCATCACACGATCCCCCCATTCCACGGCAGCCCAAACTTGCGGGCACAGATCCGCCCATATCCCACGGCCAAAGAACGAATGTCGCTCAGCGGCAGATCGCAGAACGAACAATGTCCGGTCAGCTTACCATAGGCCGCGACCGCTTCGGTCGGGTTGGCATCGAGGGCATTCAGGCAGGCCACGATCGCCGTCTGCGTCTCCTGGTCAGGCGATAGCGATGGCTGAAACTTCCCGTCGAAACCGATGCGACCGTAGAATATCCGTTCATCATAGGATCGATCGGCCGAGGTCACGTTGATCATGCCCGGCGTCCGCGACTTCGGTCCCGCGATGGAGAGCCGAATGTCGAGGTCAGCCGCCCGCAGCGTCAGGTGCGGCCTCGCCACGAGCACCGCGGCATGCTCCATGAATGCCACGATCCCCTTCAGCATGATGGCCTTCGAGCGCGGCTCCGTGGCGCGGCCGGCGAGCCGTCCCACCCAGTCGAGCTGCTTGGGCGATAAGCCGCGCCGTTCGGCCTGGTCGAGAAGAGATTGCGCGAAAGCCCTGTCGCTCTCGCTTAGTTCTGCGAGATGACTTCGCAGTAGTGTCACGCTATCCATAACTGGTCTCCGGTGGACGACCGGCTTAATCGCCGATCGCATGTGCCCTGGCACACGGATCGAGGGGCGAACTTGTCGCCCCTCGTTCAGTAAGTCAGGTCAACCCTCTCGTTGCTTCTCTTGGCCCATACTCGCATCGGGGGCACGAACAGCAGCGCAAAGCATGCTTATCGCGGTCTCCTTCGAGCGATGTTCGTCCTCTCGCGTCATCCGTCGAGTATCTCAATAGGAGCTAGGCATGAGCTTTCCCAACGCACACGGGCATCTCGCCCTCGCGAGGCTAGAGTATCGGCCTCATCCGGTTTTCTCTACGTCCGGCAACGGGGTGGCAGATTCACAATGTCAGCGAACAATCAGGCGTAGTCAATAAGCATGCTTTTTCTTGGCGACCATAGTCACGAAAGCATGCTTTTCTTTACGGGATGGGCGATTGCTCCCGCAGCTTGCCCCAGCTAATGCACGAACAGCTTGATAAGGATCGCCACAACCCCCGCGAGGGTGGCTGCTTGCGACCACTTCAGCACACGAAGATCGGACTTGATCTCTGCGAACTCATGTTCATAGCCGGCCAGTTCTTCGGCCGCTTTGTCGGCCTTCTCTGGCTTTGCACCGGCATCGAGCAGAGCATCTCGAAGCGCGCCCAACTGTAGAGCCATTTATCGTGTTATCCTTCGACCGGAAGGCTTAATCGCCTACCGCATGTGGTCTATTCGAGCACATGAGAAGCCGACGAGAATAGGTCGGTTTCCAATGGGTTCGAGGATCGATCGATCTTCGTTCGGCTCACGCCGTTGTGCTTCACTCACTGGTGTGTGTATCACTCACTTTTGTGTGCTTCACTCACTCTCTATTGAGTGCTTCACTCACTGTTGTGTGCTTCACTCTCTCTCTATTGAGTGCTTCACTCTCTATTGTGTGTATCACTCCGTTATGTGTCATTTCACTCTCTATTGAGCCATGAGTCCAGGGCCGGCAGGGCCGGCAGGGCCGGCAGGGCCGCTCCGAGGGGCAGGGGCAGGGCCGGCAGGGCCGCAGGGCCGCTCCGAGGGGCAGGGGCAGGGCCGCAGGGCCGCAGGGCCGGTCCGACGCGCAGGGGCAGGGCCGCAGGGCCGGCAGGGCCGGTCCGAGGGGCAGGGGCAGGGCCGCAGGGCCGCAGGGCCGGTCCGACGCGCAGGGGCAGGGCCGCAGGGCCGGCAGGGCCGCTCCGAGGGGCAGGGGCAGGGCCGGCAGGGCCGCAGGGCCGCTCCGAGGGGCAGGGGCAGGGCCGGCAGGGCCGCAGGGCCGCTCCGAGGGGCAGGGGCAGGGCCGCAGGGCCGCAGGGCCGGTCCGACGCGCAGGGGCAGGGCCGCAGGGCCGGCAGGGCCGGTCCGAGGGGCAGGGGCAGGGCCGCAGGGCCGCAGGGCCGGCAGGACCGATCCGACGCAAAAGGGATATGGCTCATGGCCATAGAATCAGTTTGGGCTTGTCAGCTATAAAACTGACAAGCCCAATAAACCGATAGTTTGAGTTTATCTAATCTCTGAGAATACCGGAGGAAATTTCTTGACCGAATATCTCATAGAAGCAGGATTGCAGGGCCAACATTTTCTCTCCCCCATGTTCTACCTCAAAACCGAACCGTTTAGCTAGGTCTTGTGCTGCATTAACAGTAACCTCAATGACTGCCATATTCTTCACTTCATCATATGCCATGGTCTTATTTCCTGCCTTGTTTGTTATCAACCGGCTTCACTGCCGCCGATTTATAGCTATCCAATATCTGAGTGCAGATATTCTCAACCAAGGAATAAACCGGACCGCGCTTAGTCCGGTTGCCGTCAAACTCAATCCAGTTAACCCGCCGATTCCAGGTTACAGCCTGCACTGCCATGGCAAAACTTGAGTCCTCCGAATCTGCCGCTGACTTGCTGATGACCATGTTCAAGTCGCGCATGGTCTTAGTTACCGCTTCAAAATCCGCAACCGTTCCGTTTTCAATGGTGCCGATAACCTCCCCATATCCCGTGAAGCTAGTTGGCTTATCTGCCGAGTCCGTCACTGCCATGAGACAGATATCCCGCATAGCTGAATCCGACGTGGGGATATCCGACAGATTGCCGCTACTGGACTCAAAACCGAATGTGCAAACAATCCGGCTGATTCCGCCAGTCTGTCCGACTTTGATGGACATAATGAGGTCCACATCTTTAGGTCTCTCCGTAGGGACTGCCGCCCCCCGGCTAGCTTGACCGGCCGCAGACTTGGGTACCCATCCATTAGCAATCCGGGTATCCCATGCCTTTTTAGCTGATTCAGTAGTCATATGATTAAACCTCCAAACAACATACCGGCTTAACTACCGATAAGATGTCTATCCTATGATAGACACAAGCATGGGGCAAGTATCCCGATTAAGAGATACCGCCCCATGCTTGTGTTTATCTCACAGTCAACCGATGGAGAGCAATTTTGCCATATCCCCAAGGAGTCGCCGCATAAGGCTAACCTTATCCTCCGTGACCGGGGCAACCGAGACCGGGGCAACCGAGACCGGGGCAGGGGCAGGGGCAACCGTCCACTCCCCAGTCTTGTTCAGGAAGTCAGATAGCCGCTGCTCTGGTGTGGCAGTCTTCCGATAAGTCGCCATGCCCATAGCAGCCGCCTTGGCCCTCTTGGTCTCTGCCGCCTTGGCGCCTGCCGCCAAGAGCGCAGCATGCCGTTCCGGACTCCTGCCGGCAGGACAAGGCACTGATTGCCCGCTGCTGACAGGGGCAACCGAGACAGGGGCAGGGGCAGGGGCAACCGAGACAGTAGCAGCCGGACCATGCTTAGCAGTCAATTCCGCAATCCGGTCAGCAACCGTCTTGCCGCCATGGCGCTTAGTCCATACTGCCTTTTGTCCGCCAGTCATGCCGGATAGTTCCGACAATTCCTGTATTTCCATAAGAGTGTTAGCCTCTTTATTGGCTTGCCGTGTAGCAGCCGCCTTATTGGCTCTATCAATATGAGAAGCCTTCTTGGCAACATCATGGATAGTAACAGACTTGCCGATAACCTTATTTGACTTCTTAGACATAGTATAGACTCCAAAATACCGGCTTAACTACCGATAGGTTAGGCCGTGGTTGGCCCGCAAAAATATATAGTCGATCTATATCCGATAGTCCATAAAAATTTTTCCGACTATTGTATGCAGCTTGGTTGTTACTGCATGCCTATTTGCATACTTCTATCATCATGGCTCTAGAAGGCTCTGGGAAGGCCGTACAGGGCCATAGCCTGCCGCCCTAGCCCAGATATCAACCGATGTCGCGCAAGCACCTGTAGCCTCATTCGCTTTTTTGAGACAATGAGATCCGACTATAGCATGCAGCACTCCGCCGCTTTTTGCATGAATACCGCTGCATGCCGTTTCCGCCGATGGTCGCAACCGCTATACAGACATCATGTGTATACAGACAATCCGTGTATACAGGCAATCCGTGTAGGCATGATGTAGATACATAGTCGTCACTCTTTATTGAGTGATATCAATCACTTATGAGTGCTTCACTCTCTATTGTGTGAGATGGCTCTTTTGTGAGTTATGTCAATCACTTGTGAGTGTTATCCCTCTTTTGTGAGTTATATCAATCACTTGTGAGGGAGATGCCTCTTTTGTGTGTGATATCAATCACTTGTGAGGGATCTCCCTCTTTTGTGTGTGATATCAATCATTTGTGTGTGATCTGGGTCCTTCACATGTGATTTACGACGGAGGGCATTGCGCGCGCCCTGTTTATCGCTAGTGCCAGGATTTTTAACGCGTTTCCGTTTCCTCTTGAGTATGGCTATGTTTCCTGCAAGCGGGGGACAAACAAGATGGTAGCCTACAGTTTCCGCAAGCAGTTCGTGAAGCCGATCATCGAGGGGACCAAGCGCCAGACCATCCGGGCCGTGCGACGGTCGCGGCATGTCCACCATGGCGAGCAGATGCAGCTCTACACCGCGATGCGGACCAAGTACTGTCGCCTGATCGGGCGCGCCTACTGCCTCAGTGTCCAGTCGATCTACCTGGACTTCAAGACATCGAATGTGCGGATCGAGGGGAACACCGGCACGACCAACCTCTTCCCGGCCGGCCTGGACGACTTCGCCCGCGATGACGGCTTCAAGGACTGGGCGGCCCTGCGCGCCTTCTGGGTGGTTGACCATCCGGGCGTGACAGTCTTCGTGGGCGTCATCATCCGCTGGACCGAGTTCGCGCCCGCGATGTAGTCTCCCACGACCACGGCGCTAAGCCGTCGTCAAGGAGACCCATGCCCCCGTTCTCGCTGCCCTACAAAGGCGATCGCTTCTCCTGGGCCGTCCGGTGTGTCGGCTGGAGCAATGCCGAGTGCGCCTGGCGCCTCAAGACCGACACCGGAACGCTGACCCAGATGTTCCGCGACAAGCGCTTCATGCCGGATGTGCTCGCGTTCTGGATCGAAAGCCTGGCCGCTATCCACGCCAACAGCCCCGCGCCGACGTTCTTGTGGCAGGACCCCGAGGGGCGGCCTGATCGGGATGTCGGCCGAATTGCTCGCCGAGGCGGACTGCGAATCGATACAACGTCACGGCCGCCGATCCCGACTCATTTCAGCGAACCGCCGGGCCCACTCTCGCTGCCCTACAAAGGCAGCCGCATGGCCTGGGCGCTGGATATAATCGGCTGGAATGATCCGGTCACCTGCGAGCGGATCAACGTCACGATCCCTTGGCTCAGGCAGGCGCACCGCGACCAAGAGCCGATCCCCGACGCCCTGGCGCTCTGGCTCGAAGGCCTGGCGGCGGTCCACATTGCGCTGCCCTATCCGATCGGGTGGCGGGCGTGGTCGACGCCGGTTGCAGCCCTCCCCGGCCCTTCGTCGTTGCGGGATTAGTTCTTGACAGAGAGAAGGTTTAGTGTGCTGAAATCACTACGATCCCACATTTAGTGCCGCGATAGCCAAAACCATGCTCGGAATTTCGGTCAAGGCGGACGTGGCGCGCACCGTTCGCGGGCTGAACAACATCGCGAAAAGCCAGCTGCCGCAGGCGATCAAGCTGGCTTTGGATGACGTCGCGGAACAGGCCAAGATCGCCGAGCGCGCGAACATACAGAAGGTCTTCAAGCACCCGCGGCCGTTCACCGTCAACTCGCCAGCGGTCAAGAGGGCGACCAAGCAGAACCTGACGGCCATCGTCTACGTGCGCGACAAGACGGCCAAATACCTGGAACCCTACGAGTTTGGCGGTGTGCACGTGCTGCCCGGAACGGCGCTCTTGAACCCGAAAGACATTCGTCTGGATCAGTACGGCCAGCTGACCAAGGGAACGCCGGCCCGATTGAAAGCCAACCCCGAGGTCTTCGTTGCCACGATCAAGGGCATCACCGGGTTCTGGAAGCGTTACCGGGTGCGCGGCCGCGATGCGCAGGGCAAGCCAGCGAAGAACAAGCGGGGCGAAGCGATCTGGGTCAACAAGGTCAAGCTGCTGCTGCGCTTCGGTGACGCACTACCGGTCAAGGAGCATCTCGACTTTCGGGTTCGCGCTTTGGCCGTGGTCAAGGCGAACTTCGTGCAGGCCTTCAAGACAGCCGTTGCCAAGACGATCGCGACCGCCCGCATTCCCTGACTTTCACACCTAGTGTCAAACCGGCCGAGGCCACCATGGCGAATGAGGACGGCACCCATCCGATCGGCACGGTCGCGGCTCTGCTCGACCTGACCGAGCGGCGCGTTAACCAGCTGACCAATGAGGGCGTAATCCCGAAGGTAGCGCACGGCCGCTACAACCTGCCGATGGCGGTGCGGGCGTATATCAAATACCTCCGCGAACGCGCGGTGCAGGGCGATCCCAAAGGGGCCGACGAGGTTGGCGCATCGCGGGCGGCCTTGCTCAAGGCCCGGGCGCGGATGGCGACCTTGGAAGCCGACCAGGCCGAGGGCTCGCTGCTCAAGCGCGCCGATGTCGAGCGGGTCTGGGTGGCCATCATTGCCGCGATGCGCAGCCGCATCCTGGCGATCCCATCCTCGGTCGCGCAGTCGATCGTGTTCCTCAATACCCCGGCGCAAGTCGCCGATCTCCTGACAAACGCCGTATCGGAAGCGTTGGACGAAATTGCCACTACCCCCGTCTACACCGAGCTCGATCAGGTCCGCGCAAGCCTCGCTGACCGAAGCCATCAGGACGGCGCTGAGGATCGCGAAGGCGCCGCCGATCCTGACGGTGTCGCAGTGGGCGGATGAAAACCGCGTCCTGAGCCCGGAGGCCTCGGCGGAACCGGGCCGATGGAACACCAACCGACAGCCGTATCAACGCGAGATCATGAACGCCATGGGCGATCGGACGATCCCGCTCGTGGTGATGATGAGCAGCAGCCAGGTCGGCAAGACGGAAGGTCTGCTGAACCTCGTCGGCTATCACATGGACCAGGACCCAGCGCCAATGCTGGTGATCCAGCCGACGCTTGATATGGCCGAAACGTGGTCGAAGGACCGGCTGTCGCCGATGCTGCGCGACAGTCGGGTGCTGCAGCGCAAGGTGGCCGACGCCCGAGCCCGCGACAGCGGCAACACCATTCTGCACAAGGAGTTTGACGGCGGGCAGATCAGCATGGCCGGGGCCAACAGCGCCGCCAGCCTGTCGATGCGGCCGATCCGCATCCTGCTCTGCGATGAGGTCGACCGCTATCCCGCGTCAGCCAGCGGTGAGGGTGACCCCGTGGCACTGGCGCAGAAGAGGACGACGACCTTCTGGAACCGCAAGACGGTGTTGACCTCGACGCCGACGATCGCGGGGTTTTCCCGGATCGAACGCGCCTGGGAAGGCTCCGATCAGCGGCATTATCTGGTCCCCTGCCCGCACTGCGGCGCGTTCCAAACTCTCGAATGGGGTAGTAAAACATCGGCTTACGGCATCAAGTGGAAGCAGGATGACAAGGGAAAGCACCTGCCCGAGACGGCCTTCTACGTCTGCCGGGAAAACGGCTGCATCATCGAGGAGCGGTCGAAGGGCGAGATGGTCCACGCCGGGCGGTGGGAGGCGAGCAAGCCGTTCGCGGGGATCGCCGGCTTCCATATCTGGGCCGCCTACAGCCTCCAGGTCAATTCGTCCTGGCCGCACCTCGTCGCGGAGTGGCTGGACGCCAAGGGCGACACGCTCACCCGCCAGACCTTCGTCAACCTGGTTCTCGGTTTGCCCTACGAGGAACGCGACGACAAGGCGCTCTCCGAGCGCCGGCTGGCGAGCCAGGTGGAGGTTTACGAGGCCGAGGTGCCGGATGGCGTGGCGGTGCTCACCGCCGGGGTCGACGTCCAGCATGACCGCATCGAGATCGAGGTGGTGGGCTGGGGCCGCAACGAGGAAAGCTGGTCGATCGTCCATGAGGTGATCGAGGGCGATCCGGACCTGAACCACACCTGGGCCGACGTCGACAGCTTCCTCAAACGGGTCTGGCATCGCGGCGATGGCCGGGGTTTCGCCGTGCAAGCGGCCTGTGTGGACTCCGGTGGGCACCACACGCAACGGGTTTACGAGTTCTGCAAGGCGCGGCTGGCGCGGCATATCTGGGCGATCAAGGG